TGTAGCCATTTTCGACACGCTAACCGACTCGCGGTTATGCGGTGTATCGCGAAATCTGAATCGTCCGAGAGTCCGTCGAATTGATGTGCGCGGTAAATTCGAGGTCGACGATGATATCTTCGTTTTGTCCGCCCGCGACAGTCTGACCGCTCGTATATCGAACGCTCGGAATCTCAATAACGTAACCCTTGCCGGTTGAGTCTTCGAAAACGATAGTCAGTTCGGACGCGGTGAAATTTAGGTACTTGTCGATCATTGCTTCGCTCTCTAAGTAAACTTGAAGCGATCCGGTAACGTTTAACGTTCCCTTTCCGACATCGACCGCGCCCAAAGTGCCGACAGCCATTCGGGTTCGCATGTTGTTGGCAATCGTTAACGATGCCCCGACAACAGTTGATCCGTTGCCGATGTCGGCGTCGCCCTCCGAAATCGCGAAGACGTCGTCTATAGCATTCATAACTTCATTGGCCGAGTTGTCGACAAACGTTCCAGCCGACGCCGACGCGCTGGTACAACTCTTACCCATGAAAGAGAACGAACCGTTAATCAACGACTCGGTCGCAATGTTAATCGTGAAACCGTCAACGACCATGCCGAGGTAAGATTGAAATTCATTCGTTAGGTCGGTGAATTGCTTTTCGATCGCGAACGAACGGAATTCCGTTCCGTTTTGGATGTACGCGCCTTGCGTAATTGTAATTGCCGGACCCGCGACAACGGTCGTAAGGCTCGCGTCGGCGACTAAAATTTTCTGCGTCGTAACAGTGCCGGTTACTTTGAAGTAACCGTTATTCGCCGCGTCTGCGAATCCCGAAACCTTGATCCATCGACCGGTAGTCGGGTCATTCCCCCATGCGGACGTGTGATTAAATGAGTCGTCCACCGTCGACGCCGAAATACCGGTATCGGCGACATCGACGGCAAGTTCTGCGACCCAATCAGCGGACAACAACCCCGCTTCGAATAAATCGTCGTGTGCGCCGTAGCTCAGTTCGACGCTAACGTCGCCGCTCGCCGAAATGTTAGTTCGGACGACGTCCGAAACTTGTCGGTCGTTCCGAATCTCCGCCGAGATAGCGGTCGAAGTATCTTGTTTAAGGCTTTCGCCCGTAACTCTAAACCGCGTATAATTCCCTGTCGGTGCCGTCGCATACGTCGTTTCTTCCGAGTACGCGAGGTCCATCATCGATGAATCTGCTCTAGCCATTTTTTCTACCCCTTTAGTGAGTCAAACCGAAAAGGCAGTTCGACGTTTACTTGCCACCAACCCGAACGTTCGCCCACGGTAATAACTCGCGGGTTCATTATTCGGATACTACCAGAAGAGATAGATTTCCCTTCATAATTCGCGCGGAGCAACTCCGCCACAGCGCGAATGTTCCCTTCGCCCGTGAATGCGGGCGTAAAAAGTTGGACCGTCACAACCGCCGCCGTCCTGAATGTCGGATTCGTGCCGAACTCCAAGACAACCCGGTCGCCCATTTGGAACGAAACCGCCGCCCAAACCGTAGCCGACCCACTCAACCCGTCGACGTTCGGCAAATCAAACGGCGCGTTCGGCCATTGCCGAGCCGAGTCGACCGCCGACAGCGTGTCGAGAAATGTATCGAGCGACGTCGAGAAATTCGTAACGGCTACGTCCGTTGCAACTGGCATTAAATCGCCCCAAATTTCAGGCGCGCGCTTTCAATTGAAATTGCGAGCATCCCGCCCGGTGCCTGTACTGAGAACCCGTTGCGAACGAGAACCGAGCCTTCGGACACCTTGCGCCGCTTGAAGTCTTTTGTCGGCCCCGGATTACGCGGAACGAATCCGCCGTTCTCTAAAATTTCGATATATTCGACCGCGTTCGAAATGAAAACTATTTGATAGCTCGGAAGTTTGGAAAGTTTCGCCGCACCATCCGACATAGTCTTTGCGCCGTTCTTATCTTTCGCCTTGCGCGCAACGACAGGTAGCGACCCGATAGAAATTTGCCAACCGCCACGCGCGCGACCGGTATCGACCGGCGTTCGCTCAACAACCGACTTCAGAATATCGAACGAAATCTTCTTTTGAACAAGTGCGACCTCTTCCGGGAGTAACCCCTTAGATATTGCGTTTAGATCGCGATTGAATTTTTCAATTCCCGTAATCATGGCCCTACCTTCTCAATTGCAATATATACGCCGCGACACTTGCGCCGCTTTCGATCTTCTCAAACCCGAGTATCTGCCAAGTCGTTCCACTCTTTATTAAGCGACCGCCGGTTAGCTCGTCTTCCTCGACGCCTGTCGGAAGTGTCGCCGATATGACCGCTTGCGCGTCGCCGAATTGAACGAGCGCGCCGTCGACCTCGTCGGGGCGAAACGAGAACAACGGCGACGCTTTAACCGTCCCGGTTACTGGCGAAGTCGTCGTAACTTTGCCCGTCGCGACTGAATATTCGCCCGTCGTCCATCGCGCCTGTAATGTAACGTTTGCGCCGAACTCGTCGAGAATCGTAACGACCTCGCCCGGAATAGTTGTATCTAAAACACTCACGCGCGCGCAATCTCCCCGCTACTGGCGACCAACAAGTCGCGAAGCAATAGTTCGACCTTGCGAAACTGTTTAATCTGCGACTTGCCGCCGACAAACGTCTTCGACGTCGTCACCGCGCCGCGACCGATGCCGGTTCGCTCGCTTTGAATCGTTCCGGGCGATGCAATGTCCGGAAGCAATCCGCCCGTTTCCGTGATATGACGAACGGCAAGTTCCGCCGTTGCGTCTTCCAATTGCGAAGGAACTTCGTCGTCACCTATCGTGAACCCGTCGTAATCGACAACTTGCCAACGCGGCCACGCGAGCGATTGCGTTTCAACTTGACGAACGCCAATCCAACGACGACTATATACGACGTCTAAATATTGGGTCGCGATTCTCAACGCCTCTTCCTTCGTCGCGGTGGACGCGCCCGACCAGTCAGTCGACGCGCCGTGCTTCGTGTGATAGGTGTCGGCGTCGGCGACCGACAAATACGAATCCGCCGCCGCGAGTCCTGTTCCGTCTTCAACCGTGATTGCCATTTACCGACCTTTCCTCGCGCTACTGCGCGCCGCGCGCCTTGCGAATTGCCTTAATGATTGCCGCGCGCTTCGCCTTTGCGGGAAGATCGAGGTCTTCGTCGTCGGCAATAACGTTTAACTCTGCGAGCGAGCGCGTTTCGAGCCTGTCCGACTTCGGCGCGGTCGGTGTTTTTTTCGCCGCCTTCTTCTTCGCCTTCTTCTTCGCCGCCTTTGGCTTCTCGCCTTCGGTCACAATCGAAAAACCCTTCGCTTCATATTCGGGGAAATCCGATTCGCAAATAACGTAAACCGTGCCAGACTTATCGACGACCGTAATAACGTTTTCTTGAGGCATAGCGGCGACCTTCCAGATTGAGAAGTCGCCGTCACGGGCTACCCGTGACGGCGATCTATAAACAACTAACCGAGAACGCGACAAACAAGTTCCGGGCGAATCAACTTCGCGCCCCACAGAATATCAAATTCCCAAGCCGTGCGCTTGTGTTGGCGCGAAACTTCAAGTCGAAGAACAAGCCCGGTCTGCGGGTCTTGCATCGACATAATTTCCGAACCCAAGGCAACGTCGAGCGTATTCGAAACAAGCGGGCGAGTTGCGAAGCCGATAGCGTCGCGATGGAACGCCATGTTTACAACATGGGAAGCCTCAAACGTTACGACGGTGTTATCTGCAATGATAGAGGGAAGAGCCGGAGCAAATGTAATACCTGTCATGGCGTCGCCGGCCGCCGTAACGGCGGACGTATTCGTTACGACGAAATGCGCCGTTCCGCTTACGCCGTTGTCGGTTAGTCCGGCAAACGAGAAGAGGTCGCCTTGAACAACTGTTCCCGTAAGGGTGCTACCGTCGACATTCATTGTCGTTGCCCCTGCCGCAAGTGCGACGTTAACTAGGCAAGTTGCCGCGCCGGACCCGTTATCAATCGTTCCGGCGGTATGGGTTAGGACGTCGTCTTCGTAGAACCAATCGAACCCGTACTTTCTGCCCATTTCGCCTTCAATCTTAACGGCGGCGTCGCCGGTCTTCTCGAAGTCCGAAAATGTAGCCAATGCAAGTGCGTTCGCTTCGGCGTCGACGTCAAGAACGAAACGCCGATCGTTTCGCGGTGCTAACATCTTGTGCAGCGCGCCGCGCGCGCTGATAATCGACGTTGCGTCTGAGGCAAACGGCGTTGTTCCGGCAGTTCCTACCGCCGCGTAAACGCCTTTGTACTCTTGCATAATGTCGTTGTTAACATCGCTCGCCAAAGCCTTAACAGCTTCGGAAACTTGCATCGGGACGAAGTGCTTATTCCGATCGACCTCGGTTAGCTCTTTGTCGGTCAAGTAAAACGCGTCGTTCTGTTGCCAGTTGTCGAGCGCGATTTGAACCTTTGTCGGTGTCGTGTCCGAACCGGCGGGCGGTGTGTTTGAAGGCGCGACGGCGGAAGTTGTAACCGCGACGCTCTTCGGAATGTCGATCGTGTCGCCCTTTTCGGCGGCTTCGCTTGAATACGACCCGTTAACGAGTCGAGGCATAACGACGACCTGTCGCAAAGCCATTAAGCCTCGCGCTAGAATCTTCGGCATGATGTTTGAGAGACTATTAGCCATGATTTGAACCCTTTTTCTACTGCCTTATAACCGGGTACGAATCGGCTTCCCGCCTCTACGCGTTCTGAGCGGCTTCCCGCCGCTCGACTTCCCTTGCTCCGCACGATCGCCGCCGACTTTGTCGACTAATCAACGACCGTAACTTCGCCCGATGCTATCTTCTCGAAGTTCGAGTCGATCGCGTCTTGATCCGACCGCGATATAGTTCGCGGCGAACCGCCACTTCTTCCGCCTTGTCCGTCGTCGCTGTGCGTTCCTAAGCCACGGTTCCCGCTTCCCGCGAAAGCCGACCCGAAATCGTCGCTACCTTTCATGGTGTCGACAAGTTCGGCGACGCTCATCGGGTCTTGTGAACCCGGTTTAAGCGTGACCTTTGGAACGCCTGTCGCCGGGTCGACGACCTGCGCGACGTAATCGCCGTGCGGGCCTTCAATCATGCGAACCGCTCCGCGTACATGAGGCAAAAGTAACCGAACGTTCCCCTTAGACGCGTTGATTGCCGCCGTAGCCGCCGCGTCGATAAGATGTCGTTCGAGTTGTCCCATTAACTGACCTGATTTTTCTTTTTCCGATGTAATTTCCGCCGTGTGCTTTTCGACGAATTGCGCCTCGCGCGCTGCGATAGCGTCGCGGAATTTGTCCGTTTCTGAAATGTCGCCGGACAACTTTTCCGCCTTAGCAATAGCCGCCCGCGCGGCGTCCGGCGTTAGATCGCCGAACGCGTCGACCGATGCTTTCGCCGTTCGTGCGTTTTCCCGTTCGCGTTCGAGTGCCGACCGAAGCCCGGAAACGTCTTCCAGCCGATAGCCGTCGACAGGATCGACGGACAAATAGAACCGACCGTCGTCGCCCTTGGCGTACTCCGGCTGAATTGACTCGCCCAACTCGTCGTGCGCGCTCGCGGAAATAATTGCTTTTAGTGCCATGTTTCAATTCTCCGACGCGACCGCGATCGGTCGCCGCTGTTATGGTGGTGGTGTTTTTTGCGGTCGACCGACAGGACAACCGACGCGCGCGATCGTATCAGAAGACCGCTTCGAATCCTAACGTCTAATTCTCCGGAAGCCGCACCCGCCGCACTAATTCACCGCCTCCGGTGGCGCGATCGGCGTCTTTCTGTCCTTCGCCGCGATGATTTCACCGCCGAAAGCCTCTTTAAGATTTCGCGCTTGCGTCATTTCTGGATCGGGATCATGCCCGCCCATCGAGAAGCCGCCGGGGAACGATTGCAAATGCCGTTCTGCTATCTCGCCATATCCGCCGTCGCTATCGTCGGTAATGTCGCCCGCGCGAATTATCAACGTTACGCCGTTATCCATTTTTAGCTTCAACAAGTTATATGCCTTTCAAAATGTCCATTATAAAACGAAAGTATTCCGGGTCGCCCCGCGCAAGTGCTGCCGGGTTAGCGAACATTTGTTCGATACCCATTGAAATAATTTCGGTTGCCCTGTCTCCGTAATCCTTACCCATGTATGTAGACAAAAAGTCGTCTTCCCATGCGTACTCTGAGGCTTTGTAGTTGTAATTTGGAAATAACTTTTTCATTTGTTGCCGCCCCTTCGGGTCGGCTTTCGCGCGCTTCAGAAGAAACTCACGCGCGCGCTTAGTAAATTTACCAAATTCGATGTGGTGCGCGTACTCGTGAATGATTGTCCGAATCGGCGAGTTTTTCGCAAGAAAGATACCGCGATTTGCGTCGAGTGTGCCCTTATCGAGTCCGCTTCGCGCATATGCTCGACCGTCGGAGGTTCTGCCGATGGGGACGTTTAGCTGCTTTTTCCCGACCGAGTTCTTCGAAACAACTTGCGACAACCACTCTTCGGCTTCCCGCAAATTTGCGTCGAGTGTGCCGCGCGTACTCTGCGCCCCGAAATAACCCTTCCTTCCTTCGATGAAAGGTAACTCGGCGTCGTGTATTTGCCCTTTTAACTTTCGTTCCAATTTGGCGAGTTCAGTTTTCCATTTCTGCGACCATTTATTTACAATCCCCGGCCCCCATTCCTCCAAGCCTTCATCACCAAGGGACCATTTAAGGCGAGCGATGCGCTTCTTCACTCTATTTATTTCTTGTTGTTCCCAAGCCGTGATGTTCTTAGCGGAGCGTACCGGGTCTTTTGCAATCTCTAAGCGAATCTTTGCCGGGTCTTTCGACCTTAAAAGTTTCAATAGTTGCCGCCGCTCTTCGCTTCCGGCGGTTATAAACGTCGGGTCCGAAGGCGCGCGACCCGCCCGGTTGATAGCGTCAAGAATTCGGCGCTTCTCTTTTTCCAATCTGGCTTTTAATATCGGGTTCGCCGTTCTGGTTGAGTGTGGCAACGCGAAAAAATCGTCCAACGCTAAATTAACATTATCCCAACCGATCGCGAGAGAATCCTTCGAGAGCGTGTCGTAACGCTTATACAATCGTTGGAGTTGTATTTGTAGATTACGGCGTTCCATTTGTAATTTAGGCCCTATGGTTTTTCCCTTCTTGGCAATATCGAAATTGCGAATCAAGTCCTCCATCGCGTTAATATCCGCGCGCAATGAATCGAAAAACGCCGGGCTATTACCTATATCGTCACTGAGCGCGATAACCTGCAAGCGAATTTCTTCGCTCGTTAACTCTACTGTCTTTTCCGTCGCTGCCGGTGCGGCAGGCGTAACGCTCGACTCTTTCTTCGTGACCTTCTTCGCGACCTTCTTCTTTCTCGGAATAGCCGGTTTCGTTCCGCCGCGCGTCGAAAGAATCTTCGACTCTAACGATTCCAATTGTTGAAGGGTAAGCGACTGAAAATTACGGTCGACAAATTGCCGAATATCAACGTTCCCGCGCCGAAAGAGCTTCGCCTTTCCCGGCCCGAGCGCGAAGTTTTGAATCGCCTTCGGTTGAGCTTTGAGCCACGGCCCATAAGTCAACTTCGCCGGAACCTCGCCGTTAATCGAAGCGCGAACGCTCTTCGGCGTGTCCTTAAATCGCCGCGCGAACTTCTTGTTCCCTTTAAGCAATTCCTTAAAACTCTTGGTTATGGGAACAATCGTTGATCGACATTGAAAGTGCATCGGCGGACGCGGACCGCGTGTCGGCTTAAACTCTCGACCGTCGAGACTCGCGCAAATGTCGGTCGTTCGGGCGTCGAGTGTCGCAAGATAGCGAACCGCCTTTACGACGTCCTGATTCGCTGCGAATGTTTGCTCTCTCGCCGCCGCTGATATGTGATTAACCGACGTTCGAACCGTTGCGCGCGCATTGCGTCGGACGGTGCCGAACGCGCCCGAGAACGCGTCGCTCGCCTTGCCAACAAGCCGCCGCGTTATTTGGTCGATGCTTTCGCCTGTTACCATTCCGATTGATATTTGCTGTTTAATGACCGACCGCGCGTTAAGGTCGACCGTCTTCCACCAATCGCGCAAAATCTTACCTTGAAACGGCTTCGCGGAAACGACCGCCCGAAGCGTGGCCGGGTCGGGTACGCGGTACGCAATGTCGAGCGGTAACGCATCGCGAAGCGCGGCGCGTTGCCATCGTTCCTCAGAAATTGCGAGGTCGAGCATGTTACGCCGCGACACTTTGCCGACGTTCTTAAACCCTTTTCCGAGAATCGAGTCGACCGCCGACAACATATCTTTGTAACGCTTTGTGCGCCACGGTCCCGGATCGAAGCCGTGAATCGCAATCCGGTTAAGCCGCGACCGCACCGTTCGTTCCAAATCAGGGAAGACGTCTTTCGCGAGAAGCTCCATAATTCGCCGCTGCTCGCCACTCTTGAAGCCTTCAAGTAGCAACGCATGACGAACCGCCGCATCTTGAAGTTGACCGTTTACCGACACGGATTACGCCCCCGTATCGAAGACTGGACCGTCGTCTTTGTCTCCGTCTTCGTCTTCGTCGTCGCCCCCGCCGAACGTTGGCAAATCCGGCCCTTCGTCTAACACGGCTTGCGCTTCCTCTTCCGGAACAACTCCGTCGCTAAGTAAACCGCGCCGCTTCAACTCTGAAATCGCAGTAACCGCCGTTATGATTCTTTTTTCTCTAAGAGCGGTAATCGCCTTTACGTCTTCCGCCGCACGAACGCCGACCGCGAAGTCGTCGAACACGCGGACGCGGACACCGTCGGGCATTTCTTCCCCGTCCCATAACGCCGCAAACTTGAACGCTTCGTTTAGGAAGTTTTCCAAACCGCGAACCCACAGTTTAATATCAGCGTTCGCCCCGTCTTCTCCGATCGTTCTCGAAGTCGCGGTCGCCGAACTTGTGCTTTCGGTGAATGGACGCATTCCGAGAACTTCCATCCAATCTTCGATTTCCTTAAGGTCCATTCGCCCGATTTCCGCGCCCTTGCCCGTATGTTCGACGAACGCCATTTTCGCTTTCTCATTTGTCGAACGGAACAGCGCGGCGGGACCGAGCGAAATCGGCTTTTCCATTTCCTCTTCACTTAAGCCCGAAAGGAACAAGATCGCGAAGCGAGCAAACCGCAATAAGTGCCGTTGGTCGGCGTAGCTTTGCCAGTGCGCCAAGTTCGCCCAAGCGAGCTTTTCTAACGGCGGTCGCGCCGTCATAAACCCCGTTCGTTCCGTGTAAAATGTCACAATCGGAATTTGCGGGAACGTATACATCCCCGAATTAACGAGTTCGAAGTCGCCCGTCTTCGGGTCGCGCCGATGCAATTCCCAAGTCCCCGGCGACTCAACAATCGACCCGTCTTCGTTCTCGACGCGAACCGGCGCGTTGATTACGCGAACATGCGGAACGCGTATCTCGCCATAGTTGCCGACCTCTTCCGAACGCGACTCCGATATTCGGACTTGAGACAACTCGTTTCGACCGTCTACGCGCTTCCACTTCCACGCGAACAACTGTCGCGCCTTTACATGCGTAAAATAGGGATGAAGCCCCCGCGCGCGTTCTTCGCCCGCGTCGCCCGCGCCGTTTTCGTCAAAGTCAACGACCAAATGCGTTAACCCGTGATTGATCGCGTCCGCGAAAACATCGCGCGATAACTGCGTAATGTCTCGACCCGTCATGTCTGAATTATCAGGGATCGCCTTCGTTCTTCCCGGTAACGCCTCTTCGTTCTCGATCGTGATCGGTTTAGAAAACGGCTTCGCCGTAACCCGCTCGACGGCGTCTTCGTAACCGGCGAACAGGATAGCGCGCGCGACCCTTACTCGATACGTTTCGTCGTCTTCCTTCGGCTCTTGCGGAAGATACTTCCGGCCGGCTGCGCGCATTGCGGGTGTTCCGCCTAATAGCGTGTCGATCAATTCCCAACGATCGACCATCGCCGTAAATTCCGGCGACGGCGTGTCGACGTCCGCCCGTCCGTCCGACTCGCCGATACCGAATCCGTTTCCGTTCATTTTTTATCGTCCCCGTTGTCGTCTGCGAAAGACCAGTCGTCGTCCTCTTCTTCGTTGTTGATTTCTTCAATATCAATAACGAACGCTTGAGTCATTCCGTCGATTTCGGCTAACGTCGTCTTCATTCTGTCGATAATTTGAGCCGTCTCGGTGATCGGGCCGCCTGACTCGCTTGACGGCTCCGTGCGCGTTTTCTTCGCCGCGACTGTCCCGAATAGTTTACTTAAAAACGACATCGCGCCCCCTGTTAAAGTTTGCCCATTATCCAATTACCCGCGACTGTCCCGACAGTACAAACCGCACCGACCAGCATTGTAATTCGAGCGGTTAGCGTGGCGCGCCATGTATCAAGGTCGTTAATTCGCTCGCGTTGAACCTCGATTAACCGTATCGACTCGCGGTGTAACGCTTCGACCTTTTCTGCTATTTGTTTCTGCGATTCTGCGAGCATATGCAAGCGCGCTTTTGTTGAACCGACAAACTCCCCGTTACTGTCCGGCACGAATTAACCCTCGCCTTATTCTTATTGTCGCCAAAGGTGGTAAGCGGGCGCGACGACCTCATTTGTCGCGCCCGCTCGTCGAACTTTTGCCCGCGATCAATGGTCCCAATCTGCCCTTAAGACGCCTTGACCTTCGCCGCTTCTTTGCCATTGTCGGCGATGCCTTGCCCCACAACATACGACGCGACAAGCGCAACAACCTTCGTTATTGTTTCATCGTCAACGTCCCAACCGATCTTCGCAACCAACATTGAAATAACTCCGACGATCATCGCGACGAACTTTTTAGAACCGAGCAGGTTCTTAGCGAATGCGAGCATTCCGCCCCCTTTCCTCTTCTCCGAGAATCTTAGGCGAGACAACAAGCCAACCGGCCGGAATATCGACGCCCGTTACAACCGTCCACTTAGCACCGTCAAAAAACGCCGCGTCCGCCCGGACCGGCTCCGCCAATTTCAACACCGACCGCGCGTCGCCGCTAAGGTTAACGTCTTCGCGCACGAAAACGATATCAGTCCCCGCGCAACCCGTTACGCTCGCGAATGTCACGAATGCGAGCGCGAACGCCCCGGCTAACGCTTGGCGCGGTGCCGTCGTCTTGCGCTTCGGACGCTTCGCCCTTCCGTGTGACAATCGAAAAAACAAACTCAAGAATCGCAAGAACTGCGCCTTTCAGAAATCCCATTTTATACCACCGAAAAAAAATCCGGTCGACGCCGACCACCACGGACCCAAGCCTTCGAATCCTCATTCGCGGAGTCGACCGGATGAAAAATCAAACAGGCTCGGACAACGCGAAGCGCGCCGTTCGTTGCGAAAATACCATAACGACGCCTCAAATTATAACGTCGTTTGTTCGAAGATTGAGCCCGCGCCCCGGATCGGATGTCGTTTCGCGACATAATACCCGATCCCGTCCGTTATGTGGGTACGGTCCGGGTCGGCCTTCTTGTCTAACTCGCCCGACCCGCCTTCAACGACTGTCGTTCCGTCCAAATCCTCGACGATTCGCCGACAACGCGGATCAACGAGCGCGCGCGATATACCCGTTTGCGACAGGAATCGAGCATTAACCGAGTTGACCCGCATTCGCTCCGGCGGGTTAGCCTTCGGAACTCGAATCTTAAGCCGCGAACCGAATACCGGCTTCAACTCTTCGCGGATCAAATCCCAATCAGAACCCGCCACTTTTGCCGTTCCCCTCGCGCCGCCCGTTGCGTCGCCGTAGCAAATAAGGTCGCCGGGATGATCTTCGAGAACAGCGCGCGAGCCGTCCAAACAATCGAACTTCGTCGACAGCAAACGCCGACAAACTAACGGCGTGTTCGAGTTTCTCGGTATCCATACCTCGCCGATGAACTTTGAAATCGGTAATTCTTTGTCGACCGCTTCGAGCGCGCCGGTATACATTGACTCTTGAGCAATTGCCGCGATTCCGGGCGAAACGTTGAAGTCAAAGCAAGCGTATAGCGGCAATGCCGGGTCGTATGTCAACCGCTCGACCGAATGAATAGACGAGTCGAACGTATAGTAAGCTCGACCGGTGAAATTGATAAAAGACGCGTTGTATTCCTGCTCGAACGTGAGCGGGTCGAGGTCGGATTTCGCCGACTCGATTTCTTCGTCGGACACGATGCCCGCGCTCGTCCAATGGAACAACGACCAATCTTCCGCGCCGTCGTCTTCCGCCTTCTTGGCAAGCCGGTAATAATGATTGCGACCTTCCGGAACGCCAACGAACCACGCCCAACCGGGCGCGCGACCCGGAGTCGATAAAGCCGGTCGAACGTTCTCGGTCCATACCGTCGATTTCATGTTGCCGTATTCGTCGAGAACAATACCGTCGAGCGGGCGACCTTCGATTCGCTCCGGCTTGTCTAAGCCGAGAACGGTTATTTTCGCGCCGTTTAAGAACGTAATCGTTAGCGCGCCCTCGGCTACGTTTGCGACGCTCCACTTCGGCGCAAGTTTTTTCAAGTCGTCCCAATAAATGCGCTTCGCTTGGTCGTGAGTCGGTGCCGCGCAAACAAACCAGCCGTCGGGCGAATCGACGTATTCCATTGCGGCAAGAATAACGAATCGCTTCGCGAGTTCGGTCTTACCTGAGCGACGACCGGCGGGAACAACGCGAAACCGCGCGTCGGAAGTCCACAACCGATCTTGCGCTTCGTGTGGATTGAGCGAATACCAACGCGGGGTTAATTCGCCGACGCCGCCTGTCGTCATTTCGAAGACTTCTTCGGGCGAGCCTTGCCGTTCGACTTGCCGTTCATGCGATCGACTGCCGGGTTCGCGTTGCCGACCGTCCCCCTTGCTGCGCGCTGAAACTCGACCAACGCCGCCGCGACTTCCGCCGGATCCAAACCGCGCGCTTCGTCACGATCGCCGAATACGTCTGCCCTTAACTTCTTGAGCATAAAAATTGTTAACGCCGCTGAATAGACACGCTTGACCGCGACGATTTCACCACGATAAACGATCGGTTCGCGCCAACCGTTAATAGCTCGCGTTAACGCTGTTTGTTCGAGTTCGTCGACGTTTAATTCGATCGCTTCGATCCATGCTTCCTTAAATGCGGGAACCTCGCGCCGCGCCTTGTACGCCGTCGTACGGCATACCCTCGACTCACGACAAGCCGCTTCTACGCCCTTATGTTTCCTGAGAGACTCAAGAAATACCGGCCCCCAACCATTCCAACTATCGCGCCCCATTTCCGGGCAATCGGGAACAACGCCTTCGAGTCCTGTCGACGCGCCTTCGTTGCCGTCAGGGAACGCGCCCGACTCCGCCGTTGTTTTTTTAACTATGCGTTTAGTGTTTCGCGGCTTTGCGGTCGTCTTCCGCTTTGCGACCTTCTTTTTCGCGGTCGTCTTCTTTGACGCCTTCCGCTTCGACGCCTTCTTCTTCTTCGCCATCAATCACCCCCCATTAAATCCATGCTCACAGAAAGCCGGTAGCCAAAATGCAAACAAGCCATTCGCGCAAACTCGAAGTTAGCAACGCGCGCCGCGCCGCTCTTCGGCTCCAAGAACACCGAAACGCCCTCGCGCGGCTTGGCAAGCCCAAACGGTACGCCGTCAATGTCTAAGTCATGCTCCATGCTAACCGAATACTTAAACGCTCGCGCGGCATTCCAAACGCGACGATCTACTTCGTCGCTGTCAGGTAAAACAACAATCGAAAGAAACGCCGAGTCGACCGGAAGCCGAGTCCATGCGCCGCCGCCCGTTTCCACCTGAACGACGAACCCGGCGTCGATTAAGTCTTCGACAATCGGCCCGATTTCATGCGACAACGGTTCGCCGCCCTTCAAGACAACGAGCGAAATCGAGCCTCCCGCAAGAACGCGAATCCGCGCGCCGATTTCGCGACCCGTCATTGCGCCGGGTCGCTTGTCGTCTTCGAAGTCTTCGAAGAATTCGTCGACGTCCACTTGCGGCGAATTGTCCGCAAATCGAACAAAGACGGCGGGCGTTCCGATGTTCGGACAATTAGATTTCAGCGTCCGATAGACACGGACGACCGGATAGCGGATCGAAGGCATTTCGAAACGACCCTTCGACACGCTTATTCGTCGTTGTCGCTGTCGCTGTTCGAATTGTCGACCGACTCTTCGCATGAATCTTCCGCTCCGATTTCCGCGCTTGGCGGTACGACCGCTTCCGCCGATCGAGCAACAGCCGGACCGCCCGTCGCCGCGCCCGCGATTTGCGACGCCTTCGACAGTTGCTTAAAGACGGTTCGACTTATGATTCGATCGAACCATACGGCCAAATCGTTAGCCGTCGTGTAACCGCTCGACTCGACCTCGCCGTTCGGAACGACGACCTCGACCTTCGCCTCGCGGCTTGACAATACAACGCCGCCGTCGGTTTGCCACGCTGATAATGAATCGTCCGCCTCGACCGCTATTCGGATCGCCTCGCCGACCATCGTTAGCGACTTGTCCTCGCTCGTTTTTCTCGTCGTCTTCTTCTTCTTCTTCGCCATTTGTAAACCCCCTTCAGAATGCCGGGTCGAGAATCGACCCGCGCTTGCTTATCTTCGCTCGCCTGTTGTACGCCTCGAACGCGCGCTTCCTGTCGACGCACGGCTCGCAACGTCTGCACTGGCTGTACCCGTCATAACGGCAAGTCCACGACAAAGCGGCGGCGGGCATCGCGTAGGGAACGACCGACAGTTCGCCGACCGTCTCCGACTGCGCCATTCCGGCGAGCGGGGCATATGCTGCCAACGGAACGCCGCCTTCCCTCGACGCGGTGAACGCCGAATCGAGAAACGCCGTCCGGCAGTCCGGAAACCCGGCTTCCGCATCGCCTCGATGGAATCCAACGCCGACCGAGTTCGCCCCGATCGCCCGCGCGCGGTTGAAGGCGAGCGACAGGAAGAACAAGTTCCGACCCGGCGTCCACGCTGCGTTATAATCGCCCGGCTCGACGGTCGGCGTTAGAACCGGACCGATGCCGATAAGTTTTCGCGGTATCCCGAGAAACTCAGCGATCGCCCGCGACGCGGAAGCCGCCCGCTCGCGGTGTGCGTCGCCGTAGGCGAAGGTTATCGCTTCGACCTCGCGGAATTCGGCTACAGCCCGCGCGGCAACGATTGCCGACGAGATACCACCGGATAACAGGACAAGACACTTCATAACGGCCCCTTTCGCCCGCATGATACCAGAACGCCGAGGTTCCCGTATGCGGGGTTGCGCCTGTTTTCAGTCTAATGTGCCGCGCGACAGGCAAACGCGCGCCTACGGGTCGCCTACGGGTCGCCTACGGCGTCGTCGTAGCCCTCAACGGCGGAACGTATCAAATCATGGAATGCCGCTCGCTCTTCCTCGCGCTCGCCGGACATTGAAGCCGGTTCGGGCGAGTCGATGAAGGCGCGAGCCAGTTCGACGAACTCGTCGAACGCAATTGTCCCGGCGTTAACCCGGTCGACCGCTTTCTCGACCGCGAGCGACAGGTCGTCCGGAAGTTCGACAACGCCGTCGGTCGAGAACTCCGCCGTCAACAGCGGCTCGATTTCCGAAGCCGTGAACCCGGCCAAATCCATAAAATCGCCGTCTTCCTTGCATTCGGGAGAATCGGCAAGGTCGCGAAGAACGGTCGCCACGCCTTCCCAATCGAAATCACCGCCAACGCGGTTAAGAGATAGATTCAACGCGCGCTCTTCGGCGTGAGACAGGTCGACGACCATTACGGGGAAGAGTTCGATTCCTTCCGCCGCCGCCGCGTCTAATCGTTGATGCCCGCCGACGATCGTGTCCGACCGGGAGTTAAAGACGACCGGCTGAACGACGCCAAATCGACCGATTGAGCGTTGAAGCGCGGCCCTGTCGTGATCCGATATACGCCGGGGGTTGTAGTCCGCTCGTCGCGACCGAAGGTCGGCAACCCGCATTGCTGGATACGATGCGCCGTTAATCTCGACGGTTGTCGTTGCGGGAACGCTCTTCGCTTTTGCCTTTGCCTTTGCCATGGAATACCTCGCAAGAAAAACCGGTCGATTCGAGTTGCGAAGCACGAATCGACCGGCAAACGAAAGCAACGTCGCAATATGAGCAACAGCGACGGCGCGATTATACGGTTATGCGGGGGGCGAAGTCAAACGGTCAAACGAAACGATCGGCCAGAGAGACAGCGCGGAAAAGAGAAGCAAGACAAACGGTCGACAGAAATAAAGAACGCCCGACCGTTCGAAAGAACGATCGGGCGAATGATTTAGTTTTGGTTTTAGTTGGGACTCATTTGTTCTCCTCCTTTCCGACCCAAGAATCAGGGCTCAACCTCTTGCGCAAGTAATGGGCGGAAACTGAGTTGAAAGCCGCGCCGGAATTGCACCCATTGTAAAGCCAACTTGAACGCTTCGTAATTCGCGAGTCGTGCGGCGCAAGGTCGATGTTTAGTATGTCGTGAAAACGCGAACCAACTTCTTTGCGAAACACATAAAGCGAAATCGCTTTCTTGCCGTCGCGCGGGTCAACGTCGACGAGTTTCATTCCGAAGCGCACGATCAGTTCGTCGGACAGGTCGGCAAAACGTCCGGTCGTGCCGTCGGAGTAAATCGCGGTTATTGAACTTCTGAAAATCTTGTCGTTGCTCATGGTGTTACCTTTCGTTTTTGGTTTTAGTTTCTTTCGTTCTCGGTCTTCGATCGTCGTTCAAGTGAACGGCGATCGAAGAGCGAGGGGGGGGGCTTCGCCCCCCCCCTCCTTCGCTTACCAAGAAGTTCCGTCGATTGTCATTATGTGGTAGACGGCTTGGCCGTAGTCGCCATGATCGAAACTGCGGAGCATATGAACCCGGCCCCGGTGTGCGTTGCCACGATGGCAAAGAATGTCGGCGGTGCAATCGTTCTCTTCCATTGTGTCGGCCTTAATGTCGTTACCTACTGAGCGGTAGTAAGCGGGGGTGTTCACGAAGTGGACGGTATACGTTACGTTGCTGATTACGATCTTTGTTCCGACTTCGATCTTCTCGACGGTTGTTATTGCGTTGCTCATGGTGTTGCCTTTCGTGGCTGTTGTTGTTGCCGTGTTGTTTACTGTCTTACTCATGAACTGAGTATAGGGGTATTCTTCCCGTCGACAAGAGGAATTTCCTGTTCAGGCAAAGATAAATCGCAAAGCGCGCCAAACCGCCCGATAGGCGTCGAATTCAGCGTTAGAAAAAAAGCGCGCCGCGACGGATTGGTCGCGGCGCGCGGTTCGGCGCGTTACATCGCGCGCAAATCATCCTCATAACCCGCCATTTCCGAACGAATCTCTTCGTAGCAATCGGCGCAACGCGGCGCGCCGCCAATCGTATCCGTCGCCGGGTTCGAGCAGTCGCGCCCTACGCCGTGGCATTGCTCGACAGTCTCTTCGGCTTCGACTGCCGCCGCCTTGCCCCAAGGCAAGCCGTAGCGTTCCGCGCAAACCGGACCGTATCCGGCGGTCACTGATTCGGTCGTCTCAAGATGCCTTCCGCAGAACGAGCAAGACCCGGTACGCTTGCCGTGAATCGCGGCGGCTGTTGCCGTGTCGTCCGCCAGTGCATCGAGAACAGCGGCGACTTTGTCGTTGAAGGCGCGCGCGGCGACGAATGTTCCGTCGACGTTGACGCGACCGTAATAAACGTTTTGCTCGAATGGCCCGCCGTCCGTCACTGACACTGAACCGGGATTACGCGAAGCCGACCCGGCGAGACTCAAGACGACCTTATCGCCGTCGTCAGTCGACAGACGAATCTTCGGATAATTAACGCCCGACTCGCGCGCCGCCTGAAGGCGCTCGACGATCGGCTTTCGGTTCGCCTTGAACTCGCTTACGACTTCGGCGACTGCCGCCTTAATCTTGCGGACCTCTTCGAGCAAGCGCGCCTCGGTTTGAACGACGATGACATGCGCCCAACAAGTTTGCTCCGGAGACAAACCGCAAGCCTTGTACCGCGAAAAGCCGCCGCCGCCTACGCGCGACGAATGGTCAGCAAGCGACCGCGCGAAATTCGAGGTAACAGTTTCGGCGTTGACGTAAAAACGAAGTGCCGCCTGTACCGACCGATCGCTGTAGCGCGACTCGACGGTCGTTCCGTTGCGCGTCGTAATAACGCGGACCGGGTTGGTCGCGTTTTCCGCTTCGTTGTCTTCGGCGAACTTCAGGGTCATCTTTTTGATAACTGCCTTTTCGCTCATTTTTGTTTCTGTTGCGTTGCTCATGTTGTTGCCTTTCTTTTGGTTTTAGTTTCTTTCGTTCTCGGTCTTCGATCCTTCATCGTCGCTTGTCGCGGCGATGAAGGAACGCGGGGCTTTCGCCCCGGTCCCGTCCGTTACTTGATCGTCGCGGCGGCGACGATTGCGTCGACTTCGGCGCGCGTGATTGCAGGTCCACCGGCAACGGCGATCCAACCGAAGAGGGAAAGGCGTTTGTTGTCGACTTCGATCGCCAACTTAACGCGGAAACCATACGCGCCGTCTTCGTTCGGAATTCTTGTCGCCATGCGACCGGTAACGGATTCGAACGAAACGTAAGCCATAATGCCTTCGTAAACGTTGCTTTCGATTGCGAACATTGAGTCGCCGGAATTGACGCCGTCCCAATTAAGAACGGACTCAGAAGTAGTATTGATTTGACGCCAATTGTTATGCCCGGTTGCGGCGTTCACGAAGAAAGCCGCGTCGCCGTTCAGGCGTACCGTTTCGAAGTTTTGGTTTGAAGGATTCGTATTTGTTGTTGCGTTGCTCATGTCGTTGCCTTTCGTTGTCGTGTTGTTTACTGCGTTACTCATGACCCGAGTATAGGTCTATTCTTCCTGTTGGCAAGAGGAATTTCCTGTTCAGGCAAAGAAAAAGCGCGAACCGCCTTAGAACAGCGACTCGCGCACGAATTCAACGAAAGAAATCTCGGCTTAAACTGGCGTCGTCGTATGCGCGCGTTCGGCGTAGGCGGTTTGCGTACGCTTGAAGCCGTCCCAATGCGCCGCGATCCGTTCCGAGTCGATTCCTGAGTCGGTGTCGCCGACGTAGAGCGAGTGCGTAACAACTACGCCGGGCTGAACGTCAAGCGCCCGCATGCGGCATTCGTAAACCGACGCCGTGCCATCCCACTCGCGGGTAAGTCGCGTTTCGCATGTAAAAACGACAGTATCCCGCTTCCTCGCCTCGCAAGGGTTCGCGTGAATTTCGTATAATTCCCAACGCGACGCCGGTTCAAGAACTCGCCCTTTCAACGTACCGATAAATTCGCCGGGAAGCGCGTCGGTATCGATCCAACTCGAATATTCGAGGACCGAGCAATCGCTAACGTCGTAGACTTCGTCGCCGTGGCGAATGTACTTCGCGCCTTTGTTGGTCGCTTCGCGTTCGTGCCAACGATTCATAGCCAACTCGCCGTAATGTTCTGCGATAGTTTCCGAGTTGTAGGAATTGAAATTCCATTCGCTGAAGCAATTTCCCGATCGAAATTGCATCGGGTAAACCGTCTGTTCGCTTCCATCGGGGAAGGTTATTTGTCGTCCGCGCGCCTGTAGTGTGTAAATGTAAATGCTCATGATGTTGCCTTTCGTTTTTGGTTTTGGTTTAGAGTGTAGCGATTTTGTAAGCGATGTAAGCGTCGTTTTTGTAGCCGCTGATTAGAACGGCGAAGCCGACGCCTTCGACGTAAACGTTTACGTCGAACCCATAGTAGAAACTGATTGCAACATCGGTCCCTTCGACGGGAACGAGTTCTTTTTTTGTCGGGTCGAGCTTTGCGCGAGCGTTTGCGACGGCTTCGATAAGCTCCGGCGTAGCGAGTTCGGCTTGCGCCGAATCGCTAACCGAAACTTGAACGAAGCTGTTGTAACCGACCGTGCCGATTTGAGCGATGTCCCGAATGGCGTCGACGTCTCTTGCGGCGGCGGCGGTGTTCACTGTTACATAGATCGAAGATCCCATCGAGTAACGATGGCTTCGAACGCTAACGGCTTTCGCGTTGTGGCCGAGTTGCTTCTTGATTGTTGCCCGGATGATTTTCGCCTTGGCGGTTACGTCGTTCGATGGTGTGTTATTGCTGTTGCTCATGTCTTTGCCTTTCGTTTATTAGACGATCGAAGACTTAACGTCTTCGATGATGGTCGTCGGGTTGGTTGGTCCTGTAACGGTGATGTAACCGTAGTGAAGTTCGATCGAAAATTCCTCGCCCAACGCGTCGGAAACGCACTCGGCGAAAAGATACTCGTTGATGTTTTTCGGTGTATCGTAATCGTTGCTCATGTCGTTGCCTTTCGTTTCGTTTGTCGTGTTGTTTACTGCGTTACTCATGACAGAGTATAGGTCCATTCTTCCTGCCGACAAGAGTAATTTCCTGTCAAACCCGAAATAAAGCGCGAACCGGCTCAAATCGCCGATCCGCGCACGAATTCAACGAAAGTAATTATTGGCCGTTCATGCGAACCCCTTTCGCGTCGGCGTAATCGAGCGCGACGAGTTCAACGTCGGCTCTTGACCCGTAGTCGCGCCTTACGGCGATGTAACACGCGACCGCCTCTTCGTACGCTTCGAACCGTTGAAAGACGGCCCCGCCGATTGTGACCGCGAAGATCATAATTTGCCGCCTTCGCTCAAGTAATCGAACCCGGCAGTCGTTGAGACAAAGTACGATGTAATCGCCTCGCATGTCTCGCAAGTCTTACCAGCCCGTGAACGTTCGCATGTCTCTCGATGATCGAGAAGGTCGTCGCGGAGTTCGCCCGCCTTGGTTGTCACTGTCGCGATTTCATCGCGCGCGATTTGCTCCATAGTTCGACGCGGTTTTCTGTTGTTGCTGTTGTTGCTCATTTGCTTGCCCTTTCAAACTCGCGCGTCGATTCGACGAGCGCGTTAACTGCCCGGACGAATCCGAGTGCGCCACAGTGTGAATGCCAACCCGTGTAAGACTTCGCCGCTCGCGCGAGTGCTTCGCGATTGCCGCTCGCGATCCCGCGTTGCTCCGCGATGTCGGTTGCGATTTCGTGGATTTCGAGAAGCGCGTTTAGTTCGTTGCTGTTGTTGCTCATGTCGTTGCCTTTCGTTTTTGGTTTAGGTTTAGAGGTTGCCGAGAACGAAGCCGTCTTCGTCGGTGATTTCGATGAACGAGAAACCGCGACCCGTCGGATCGTGCTTCGCGACGTAGGTCCACTCTTCGTCGTCCGCGTTCAACTTGATTACTAAGTCGTTCGCCTGTTCGATTGTAAAAAGAGTCGTCGGGTGATTCATAATTGTTGCGCGCATGATTAGTTTGTCCCTTCGGCTTTCGTCACGACGGCGAGCATTGCGTTTGCGATGGTGTCGCCGTCGGCCTGATTAACTACGGTGAAATGACGCGGCCCGGTAATCATCGTTGCGATGTAGACGTCGCCCTTGCGAAGAACGCTTACCTCTTCGATGCCCCAAGAAGTAACTACGTTGAAGTCGCCGATCGTTTCGATTTTGTTTGTTTCGCTGAAGTACATTGTTTTGCCTTTCGTTGCGGTGTTGTTTACTGCGTTACTCACACCATGAATATAGGTGAACATTCCTTCCCGTCAACTATAAAATAGTCCGCTCAAGAAGAAAAAAGAGAAACGCCGAATACAACGCGTAAACGACGTCTCTCGAACGAAAGAATTTTCACTTATTCCGCCGACGACCGCTCGTCCGCGATGCCCTGAAGCCGTTTCACTCCGTCCAACGATTGAAACGTCGCTAACCAGTTGCGACCCTCGCTCGTCAACGTCGCGCGATTGCCGGGCGAATCGTCGGGCATTGGTAACGCGCGGAGAAGTCGCGCGTCGATCATCGCCCGGACATTGCGAACCGCGTCCACTGGCGCGCCGTACTCGATCCCGATTGCGCCTGTCGACAACGCGACTTCGTGTTCTGAAAGAGTAACGGCGACGGCGAAGATTGCTTCGGCGAGAATGGCGTCGTCGTGCGACGGGACAAGGCGACCGCCGCCTGTTGCGGCGGTCGTTAGTGCTTCGTCGAAGTTCATTTCGTTTTTGCCTCCAGTTGCTCGGACATGCGTTCTAACTTTTCCGCTTCGAGCTTTTTCAAATGCGAATCGGAACAACCGAGCGCGGCGTTTACTTGCTTCAAACATTGCAAGTCATTATCGACAAGCCAATCGCGAATCGCCGGGGAAGTATTGACGACCAACAGCGCGTCGCGCATTTCGTCGGCGTCTTCGAGTCGTTCGTTGTAAAGGTCGGCGAGTTTTGCCATTTGTGCGAGTTGCTCTTGTGCTTCCTTGCGCGCTTCGAAGGTTTCACCGTTTGCGACTATGGCAAGTAGTGCCGGGAGTATGCCGGACCATGTTGGCGTTACGTCGATTGTCTTCGGGTCGTTCATTTCGTTGCCTTTCGTTTTGGTTTAGTTGCTCGATCTTCGATCGTCATTCGAATGAATGGCGATCGAAGAGCGGGGAAGGCTCGCGCCTTCCCTCGGTCCTATGATATGCGGCTACCTGTTGCGAGCATTTCGCGAACTTGGAAATTACCGCTGTCGCCCTTTGATAATTCGAGCTTCCAACGACGACCCTCTTCATCCTCGACCACCACCGACGACGGGCCATTTAATCCGCGCATCGGCCACGACTTGCCATTGCGAACGGATACGCCGACGAAACGAACCGGTTGCTTTGTAGGCTGGAAGTGTCCATTTCCTCGGCATGCGATGTATGTGAGCATGTCGAGAACTCTACCGCCCCAAAAGCGATCGACGCCCTTTTCAAGAACGACGCCCATTGTTTCCCTGTCATTCATTTTTTTGCTCTCGTTTGTCATTTCGTTGCCTTTCTTGCGCCTGTCGGCGCGTTTCGTTTTGGTTTAGTTTCGTTCGTTGTAAAGGTCGGCAAGTCTGGCTTCCATTCGCTCAATCACATCCCTGTGCGCTATGAGTAGAACGTCCATTGAAAATCCACTATCGAGGTCCCTATGGTTCGGGTCCGTGTCCTTGTTCGCTTCGAGGAACTTCTTTGCTCCGTCGATGATTTCTTGGATGTCTTTTGCTGTTGTTGCGTTGCTCATTTCGTTGCCTTTCGTTGCGGTTGCGTTGTTTACTGTCTTACTCATGGCCTGACTATAGGCTCATTTTGCCTATCGTCAAGAAGAAAATCCGCCCGAACGCAAAATAAACCCAAGCGCGGGTAGTTGCAGGTAGTTGCTTTGCATTTCTACCCCAACTACCCGCAACGCTAACGCGCTACCATTCAACGACTTACGACCGCTTGCGGGTAGTGCGGGGTAGTGCGGGTAGTCCTAAACAAACACCCCCCTTATTTCCTTCGAAATATGAAGAAAAACAGCCGCCCGACGCGAATCGACCCGTTTTCTTCGAATCGAACGCCCCCTTTACGGGGGGTGCTTACTTACAACTACCAGCACTACCAGCAAAAGAAGAAAGAAGAAGAATAAACCATTTAATAGCAACGGGTTACGAATGCGGGTAGTTGCCGATTTCAACTACCCGCACACTACCAGCAACTACCAGCAGAACGCCGAGGTTCGCCCTGAATCGTTTTCTTTTCCAACCCGATATACCGCGCCCGAAACGCCCGAACGCGCAACAGGGGGCAACGTCGAGGTCCGCTCGACGTCCTGTCGAGGCTTGCGCGACTACGGTCGGCGTTCCAGCCGTTGCGCCGACCGCTCGACCGCTCGTTTGAATTCGAGAAGCCGACGGCCAATTTCGAGCAACATGGCCGCCGAGTCGCGCGAAGTCGTGTCCGGGGCGAGCGTTTTAGCCGCCGCCGTCCGCTCGACGAATCCAGTTAAATCTAATCCGCCGAGTTTCTCGGCGACGTCGATAATTGCGGACTGAGTCGCCCGGTAAACTTCGTTCGGCATAGCCGCTCGCGATTCGATAAACCGCCTCGCCGCTTCGCGCTTGCCTGTCTTGCTCATCGGAGAGACTCCGTCTCGCAAGCCTCGCAACGGCTACGCCTGTTTCCGTGCGGGCAAAACATTATATCGACCGCCGAACGATCCCGCCCCATTGGCGACGCGTCGCCCGTCCGCTCTTCTGGCGATAGCTTTTCGATTAAGTCGCGAGCGCGGTCAAATTCAGAAACGCCGAACTTCCGATCACCGGCGGAGTCGACCAGCGCGATTAACTCCGCGAGCGCGGGCGAATCAATCGTCGCGTTTGAAATCGAGCGAAGAACCTCAACGCGCGCGCGCTTCTGGCGTTCCCGTTGTTGCGCCGAAACCAACCCCTGAACGACAAACGTCGCGCCAACCAACAACCAACCAAACGCCGCGCCGTAAACGTAGCCGATCGCGACTGAGAGACATAAAAAACCAATCAACATATTAGAACCTTTCGTTTAGAAAATGGCTTCGTCTTCGCCGTAAAACGGCGTGTCCGAACTGAACTCTTCTTGTTGCTCTACTAACTCGACAATAGGCGCGGGAACGGCGTCGAACGTATCGTCGCGCTTCCACCGGATCGAATAATACCGCTTACCCGAACGATCGCGTTTCGACGTAACGGTAAATCCATTTGAGGCAAGCGCGGTCGCGTCCATGTTTAGACGTCGCCCAAACTGCAAAGCGTTTCGATACTCAAATTGCATTCCTGTATCGCGCTTGCATTGAACCAACGCGTTAAACAAAACTTGCGATTGAACGTCGACGATCGTCGAATGAATATCGTTCATTGTGATCCCGAGCAAATCAGGTCGCGCGCCTTCCGCGTTGATCCAATAGAAAAAGCGGGTAAGCGCGGCGACGATAGGCGAAGACTCGCGCGCTTCGGCTTCGGTTTTTGCGTTGCTGTTGCGAATCAAAGAAAGAAACGACTCGTCGATCGTGTCGAGCATTGCGCCGCGCTCTTCTTCGCGAGCCGCTGCGACCCGTTGAAGATATAGCAACGCGATAAAGTCGTTCGCGCGCTTCTTGCCATGGTCGCCCAAGGCGACCGACAGTCCGCGCATTATTAGCGGGTGCGCCCCGCGCTTAATTAAGCGTAGAACGGTTGCGGCTCGCTTGAGAATTAACGAAATCAGTCGCGACCGAACCGACTTTATTTCGTCGAGAACTTGCTTTTCCAAAATGCCGAACTCGGCTTGGTTTGCTTTGTCGAACCACGACAAGAACATTCGGCCCTGAAGTTCGACGACGTCGCCCGATAGCGGCTCGATTCCAGTTGTTAGTAACAGGCAAAACGGCGTAACTGAAATTGTGCCTTCCGAATTAACGTCGCGCTTTTCTCGCTCAACACCGGTAACGACGGTTAGAAAGAAGTCGAGAAGGTCGCGCGTAATGTTCGCGGTTTCGATGTTGTCGAGCGCAACAACTGGCGAGCGTTCGGAGTCAACATAGTTAGCCGCCAACGTCGCTTTCTTTTGCCGCTCTTCGCCGTAAATTAGCGTCGTCAACATTTTAGCCGCCCACGTTTTGCCTGAACCCGCTTCGCCTTCGAATCGAAGCATTGGTCGCGTTCCAACAAGACCGAGAAGCGGGAAGCACGAAAGCCAATCGAGAATCAAACGTCGTTCCCATTTAGAACAAGCGAGGTGCCGACCAATATATTTGTCGAGATATGCGTCGAGATCTTCGACGGGTGCGTCGGCGTCAAAGATAACGGGTGCCATTTTTGGCGACGGCGCAACAATAACCGCGTCTTCGTTTGTCCCGTTCGCGACGACCTCGACGCCGCTTTCGTCAATGCGCGCTACGCGGTTCTCGTCGCCTAACGAAAAGTAAACGACGCCGCGCGCAACGAACGCGGTCGCCCATGAGGTCTTCGCTTTAGTTTTGGAAACGTCGACGATAACGTCGGCGAAGTTTGAAGAAAACGCGCGATAAGTAGTCGTGCCTGAAGGAACGCCCGTCGTCCTGCAAAACATGCCTTGGAACGCGTGGCGTTCGTATGCGGTCGAAGCGACGACCTCGAACGGCGCGCCGTCGAAAAAGATCATCGGCTTGCCTTCTTCGGTCTTCCAAATGACCGCACCGTTCGCGCGGAACCACTCAAGCGTAGAGCGGGACAGTTCGAGCCACGGCGGCGATTCGCCGTTTAGGCGCGAGGCGGTTAGCGTTTGTTCGATTGAGGCGGCGAGCGTTCCCGGCTCGGCGAGCGTTGTTACGTCTTCCGGCTTCGTTTTCGTCGCGTTCTTCTTTTGATTTTTCGACAACGCGTTCGCTTCTTGCCGCAATTCGGTAACGCCGATTCCCGTCAATTCTTTAAGCCGCTGGAAAAGTGGCTTCCGGTCGACGGGTCGTTGAACGTTGACGCGCGCCAGTATTGGCGCGATCGAATCGACCATCGCGACCGGGTCGTCGAGCGGGCGAATATTGTCGATCGCAACTTCGAGCGGACGCCGCGCCGAATCCAGCAGGGAAGACAGCGCGTCCGCGTCGTTATTCTTGAGCCACTCGCAAAGATCAATTTTCGCGTTCGCGATCAAGCCGTCGACCGAGTCGCGGTCGGCTTCGTCGACGACAACTTCGTCGATAAGGCGACGACGCTTCGACGGCGGAGCGGAAACGACTTCCGAATAGCGATCGCCTAAAAGCTCCGCGAGTCGCTCGCGCGCTTCGCGTTGTGAGTCTTCAAGTGGAATCGTCGCGATTGAACACTTAACGCGCTCCGCATCGAACCGCTCGGCGGTTGAAAGTGCCGCGTCGATTCCGATTCCCGAAAACTCGTTGTCCTGAACGAAAACGACTTCTTCCACGCCGCGAAGACGGCGAACGATCCGATCGACGTCGTCCGTTTTGAATCGAACCGTAACAGGCGAAACCGTCGGAATGCCGACGGCAAGCGCGGCGATACAATCGGTAACGCCTTCGGTGATCGCGATTCGCTTCGGCGATTCAAGCAAAACGTCCTCGCCGAACAAAACCGAATTGTCGATCGTCTTCGAAACGAAGGATCGGTTCGCGCCGTTATGCGTTTGCAATTTCTTGTATTTGGCTTTCGCGTCGATTGAATTCGTCCACGGCGTAGCGCGTCCGATTGCGTAAGCGACGCGACCGCGTGACAGGTAGGGAAAGACGACGCGTCCTTCGAAGAACGGTCGCGCGTTGTCTTGCGCGTCGAGTCGGAACGCGCCGGTTGCGATTGCTGTTCGCGCGTCGACTCCGGCTCGCTTCAACAATTCGTAAGCTCGATTGTTCGGCGATGCCCAACCGATGCGAAAGTCGGCCAAAACTTGATCGTCGAAACCGTAATTCGATTTGATCCATTCGCGAACTTCCGCGCCTTCGCCGCTCATTAGGTGTTTATGGTAGACGTCGAAGACTTGCCATAGCGCGGACGCGACCGTTTCCGATTCGATTCGGTGCGCCTCAATTTCCGCGATTCGTTCAGGCGATAGCCCGACTTGCGATAGCGTCGGCATCGCCAGACGCGACGCGAGCCAATCGCGAGCGCGACGATGGGATTCGCCCGCCCGTTCGCCGCGCGCGAGTTTTGTAACGGTGCCGTCTGTGACAAACTCAACCAGTTGCAAGACGTCGCCACCGACACCGCAACCGAAACAGTGGAATAAGCCGCCGCGCGTGTCAACGTGTAGACTTGTCTTCGATGTAGATTTATGGTTTGGGCAGTCGACTAAAAGCGCGCCCGACCTTTCCGCCGTAATTCGACCGCTTAAGAGTTCGCGCGCGATGTCGCCGATAGGCGTCGCCGTTATCCTCTTGTAATATTCTCCGACCTCGCTCGAACGATTCCCCGACGCCGCTTCGCTTGGCTTGCTCAACTTTCTTTCCCTTTCTCCGTGCTGTTGCACGTTCCCTTTTCTCTGCTATTTCGACGACAACGAAAGCAACGTTCGTCGCTTATCCGTTCGAATCCGCTTCGCGCAAGTTCGGATTCCCCACGAATCCCCGACGACGACAACCGCTTCGCGGGCGCGCGAGACGGCAGTATAAAATAATCCTCGATGCAACATTATTGACTGTGATTTGTGACAAACATATACGACGATCGGGTATTCCGACCCTTGCGACTTATGAACGGTTAACGCGTAGGCGAGTTGGACGTTACTCGCCGCCGAGCCGGACAGCTCGACGACTCCGATTCCGTCGAAATCAATCGTCATGTCTTGAGAGTCTACACTTTTTGAAACGACCCGTCCGACTGTTCCGTTCATAACTCCGATTTTGTAATCGTTCTTCGTCTGAATGATTTTGTCGCCTGTTTGAATCGGGGCGATCCCGGTCTTCGGATTTGCAATCGGTGCCGGTCGTCCGTCGCGCTCCGCCGCGATCGTTTGAAGCGCAAAGTTTAACGCTTTCGTTCCGACCGGTCCGTTGTGCATCGCGGTTAACAGTTGTACGCCCCATATCGGATCAACTGGCGACCCGTCCGCGCGCGTGAACTTTTCCAAATGTTCGCGGAACAGGCGCGCGATAAACGTAGCCGCTTCGTCTTTGTCTTTGTATTTCGGAAGTATGGTCCAAGGCGGAATCTCAATCGAACCCGAGTCGCGAGGAACGGACGCCTCGACGACGCCAGACAACACGTTGTTAATTTTGCGTTCGAGCGTTCCGGCGTTGCGGTGAATTTCAGTTAACCGCGCGACCGGCGCGAGGTCGCCCGAGATAAGGTCGCGAAGAACCGCGCCCGCGCCTACCGGCGGCAGTTGGTTGTGATCGCCGACAAGAACGACCGTCGTTCGGTTCCAATCGACCGCGAGCAATAGCGACGAGAATAAAAGAACGTCGACCATGGAAACTTCGTCGACGATCAAGAGGTCGGCGTCGATCTTGTCTTCTTCGTTTTTCGCGAAGTTAAAGACGACTTCGCCGTCGACGGTTTGCGGCTTCGGGTCGAGTAAAACGTGAATCGTCGTCGCCTTTCGCCCGACGGATTCGATTAAGCGGTTCGCCGCCTTGCCGGTAGGCGCGGCAAGCGCGACGGTTGCGTCGTTGTGAGATTCGAACAGGTCGCAGATTGCACCGACGAGAAACGTTTTTCCCGATCCCGCGCCGCCTGTAATCACCGACAGGCGGTTAGAGAGCGCGCCAACGACCGCCGCGACTTGTCCGTCGTTCAAGGTCGAACACGCGTCGAGAGCGAGCTTTGCGAGACTCTCAGGCGATTGCTCGGAGAATGCGCCCGCGCCTTGCGCGTTTGCTTTAATCGCGCCCTGAACAACCTCTTCGGCTTGCCACAGTTCAGGCAAGCCGAACAGGTGTTCGCCGTTGATTTCCGCCGCGCGAATATCGCCGCCCTCGACCGCGTCGCCGATTGCCGCTTCGACGCGTTCGCGACAGTCTATTGTGTCGAGCGCGAGCAACTCAAGAGCGGCGCGAACGAACGGCTTCGCCGCCGTGAATGTATGTCCGCCATTGTCGCGCGCCTCGCGCAAAACGTGAACAACGCCCGCCGCTATGCGACTCGAATCGTTTTTCGTCATGCCCGCCCGGAGCGCGATTTCATCGACACGCTTAAAGCCGTACCCTCGAATCCGACCGACAAGAAAGTACGGGTTACGCTGAATCGTTTTTACAACCGAGCCGCCGAACCTGTCGAACAACTTCTTCGCCGCTGCCGGTGTCACGCCGAAACCGGCAAGCTCGGCCATGATCCCATTCGTCCCCGCTTGCGTTGTCCATTCGTCGCGGAGTGTTTCAACGACTGCAACGGGAACGCCCGCGCGTTCGGCGATTTCTGCCGGGTCGGTGTTCACGACAATAGTTTCGAAGTCACCTAACGCGAGGATCGAGTTAACAAGAGCCGCCGCGCGCGATGGACCGACACCCTTAAACCGATCGCTCTTCGACAGGTAGGCGACAAGCCCTTCGGTTGTTGGCTTGGTATCAAACAAGAAAGTCGCGCCGTCAATTTGCGAGCCGTATTTCGCGTGATACTTCCACTCGCCCGAGAGCGTTACGCGGTCGCCTGTTTCGAGTTCGCCCTTTGCCGCGAATTTGTAGTCGGTGCCGTCGTCGGCGGTTAACACGCCCGCCGAAAATGAGTCGGACGAATAGTAAATTCGCGTTACCCGACCGGTCGCTTCAACCGGGCCGGTCTTCCTTTCGCGCGGTGCGCGTCTTTGTTTCTGCCGTTGCATTTGCTCGCCCTTTCGTTCTTTCGTTTTTAGTTATGAAGCGAGCGAAGAACGCTTCGGCGAGTATCGCCGCCGCCGCTCTATGGCTCGCAAAGAAAACAGGAATGCCGCGTTCTACCGTGATCGCCGCCGTTGTCGCAAGAACAGCGCGCGCGGACATTCCACTTGTATAGTTCCCCGACAACAAGTCGGGTAATTCCGCTTCAACAATGACCGCCGCAAACTCGAACGCTTGCAGTCGACGAAGCTCTCGATTGAATCGCGATCGCCCGGAACAAATCGACGAAACGAAGTCGTCTTTCGTCTTCCGCTCGACCGCGACTCGATCTTCGAAACCTTCAATTGAGTAGTCGCCCGATTCGAGCTTCGCGCGTCGCGTTGTCACGATCGGCGAAAAAACCCAAGGTCGCTTTTCGCGAGTGTCGACAATCAATCGAATTGTTTCGCGTTTTGGCATAAGAGAAAGAGGCGTCGCGCGCGAGGGATGGAATAGTAGGAAACTGCTGTTGAAAGCAAAAAACGCGCGCGACGCCAAACCGATAGATTTTAGAACGGAACCCCTTCTTCGTCAATTGGTGCTTGCGGTGTTGTTGCGCCGACGTCGTTAACAACTGGCGAAGCGAAGCCACTTTGAGCCGCGTCGGAAAGATCGGCGTTCGGGTCGACCTTTACGAAACGGTTAAGCCATACGTTAAGAAAGTCGCCGTTCTTTTGAACGCGAACGTCCATAACAACGCCCTTCAATTCTTCGACGCGCGTTTCAAGCTCCGACAGGCTTTCGAGATTGAGCCGCGCAACCGCGAGGTCTTTCTTTAACCATTGCATCTTATCGCGCGCGATAACGTTATTGCGCCACAGTGTCGCGCCACGATGGCGCGGACCGATAACCTTAAGTTTCCATTTTAGTAAATGGTTGCCCGATGTTTGCGAAGTCGCCAAGAATGCTTCTTTTACGACGACCTGATAATCGCCGTCGGGAACTTCGGTTACTCCGCCGTCGGGAGCGGGCGCGTTCGCGAACGCGTCGTCCATTTCTGCCAGAACATCGCCGTAATAATCGCCGTTGTTGTCGTTCATTTTTTTACACCGCTTTCGTAGGCTTTCCGGAACTCGTTAAATAAGGCGCGGGAGTGTTCCGGGCCACTCATCGACGCGCCGTTAGGTACACGGATAACCGCCGGGAGTGTTCCCGAGCGATCGCCCGCTTCAAAGTTTGCGTTCGGCTTCGTGCGTAAAACGCGATCGAACCGAACGTTTCCGTTGTCGTCGTTAACTTTCTCGACGTCGAAAAACAAAATCATATCGCAAAGACCCAAAAGCACTTCGCGACAAGCGTTCGACAAGGTCGGACGCGTTTTGATTATCTCGCTACCACCTTGCTCGATTTTGTCGTTTGTCGCGTGAGCGATCATGATTAAACCGAATGGAAGTTTTGCCGCCGCCGTAATCAGCCGCTTAAACTCCGCTTTAATCAATCCCCAACCTTTACCGTGCGCGAGGTCGCCCGCGTATTCAACGTTGCGCGCGCCGCAAACGTGCGCCGCTGCAAATTCGTAGGCGTTGCCGATTGTGTCGATAACTGTTGTTTTGAAGCCGTGTCCGCCGCGCGCGACTTCCGAATAAATGCGGGAAAGCTCCGGCCAGTCTTTAACGCCTGTCCCGTCGGCCGGGGCTTGGAAAACGTCGAGCGAGTTTAAGCCGGGTTCGGTTGGTAGGAAGAGTGCGTCGGGGAACTGCGCCGCGAACGACGACTTCCCGATCTTGGGCGCGCCGTAAAGAAGAATCGAAAGGTCTTCGATCCTTCGCTTCGGCGGTGTCGAGGCGGTCGGTAAAACGCCTACCGGCTTCGCCGTTGTTGTCGGCGTCGCTTCCGCCGGTTTCGTTTGCGTTGCTTTCGTTGTCATGTCTTGAACTCCAAAAAATGGAAAAGGTTAGAAAGGAAGGGTAGGCGATTCGTCGCCGGTGTCAATAGTCGAAGCGACCTTTTTTTCGGTCGGCTGAAAAATCATTCCGTTCGACTCGAAGTCGAAGTCTACGTCGTCGAGTTCTTCGAATGGAACTCGAACCTCGAAGTCGTTCGCTGTTATCTCGTCGAGGACTCCGCCCGCGCGGCAAATCGGGACGAACGAACAGCCGAAGCCGAACGAATAGCATTGCGAAGTGTTCATCGACCACCTGTCGCGTCGACGCGCGTCGAGTATTTGTTGCGTCATTTCCCAAACCTCGCCGTCGATGTCCGCGAGCCGTTGCTCGTCGAAGCGTATTAACTCGCGGTGCATCTTGTCCGGGTTTTCGTACTCGCGTTTCATGCGCTCGCGAAACGCTTCCCAAGTTTCGGCGGGCTTCGGTCCCGCTTCGCGGTGCTTCTCGATCGTTTTTTCGGTCTTGTAACGACCGAGTCGTTCCTCGAACTTGTCGACAGTCTCGCCCGCCTTGCGACGAATGCGCGTCTTTTCGGTTATGTCGTACAGAACGCCGACGACTCTCATTCCGAAACCGTCCGAAACGATGTCGTCGATGTATCGCGCGTATAGCATCGACTGGAAATCGGACCATAGCCGCTCAAGATATGCGCCGTCGATCGTCGCCGCCGTCTTGTTTTCCTTTATGTAAAGCTCGTTCGTTCCTTTCAAATGAACGAGTCCGTCGATCTTGCCGGACAGGATGAACGAACGCGACTTCGCGCCCGTCTCCGGATTGCGGATTTTGTGAACGAATGTCGGTTCGACGTAGAGATATTCAAGTTCGTCGTCGCGAATCATCCCGCGAGGATCAACGCCGACGGGCTTGTCGCTTTTCGACGTACCCCAACGCGCAAAGTAGCCGCGCAACATTGCGCGCAACAACTCAAACGTTCCGCGAGTTTCGTCGTCGAGCGTTAAACCTTGCTCTTCGGTTAAGAAACGGTCGACGTCAATTTCGCCGCGCTTATAATGCGCCTCGATCGCGTTGTGAAAAATCGTTCCAATCCACAACGCGTCGCTCTTCGCTTTCGGCTTGAGTCCGTCAACGTAGCCGAGCTTGAACTTTCGACGGCAATTCCTGAACCGGGACAGGGAAGAATAGGTCACAATCTCGAACCCCGCCGCGCGGGCGCGGTCGAGATTCGTATCGCCTGTTGCTTTCGTTTTGTTGCTCATGTTGCAATGTCCGAAAGGTCGCCGATAGATTGAAGCGACTCGACTTTCGCGGCGTGGTGTTCGCTGTTGTACGCGGAGTAACGTTCGATTAGCACAAGTCGAAAGTCTTCCAAGTCGCCAATTGTTGTAAGCCGACCCGTTCGCCCGTTTGACCCTTCATAGCGAACGGTCGCCCGGATGTACCCGCGATCCATCGCTTCGCGGATAGACGAATACTTCATATCCATTAGTTGCGCGGCGCGCGCAATGTTGACGCGCGTCGCGCGTCGATCTTTTACCGCCGCTGTTAGTTTGCCTTTGCTCATTTAATCCACTCCGTAAAAATGCGATCGAGCCGAACCGTATCGACCGCGAGAATTGCGGCAAAGACTGCCGCGACAAAAACGACCGCGAGCAATTCGCGGGCGATGTTGGTTAACGTTGCAAGTTTCATTTTTCCCCCTTCGCGACGATTCGATCGCCGTTAAATTCGTAAACTTCCGCCGCCGGTCGACCTGTCGCGACGTCGTACTCGCCGGGCAAGAAGAATCTCGGATAAACGCTCGCTTCGAATGCTTCCGATTTAACCGTTTCGTTCTGCGCCCAAGTTAAAAGGTCTTCGGCGTAGTCTTTGGCTTCGAGTAGTGTTCCCTGATAAACGCCGTCGGCTTGTATGATTTCTTCGGCGCGATCTTTGAAGGTCAAGTTCGTTACGTCCTCGGTGTCCCAAAGCGTGACCGCCCAATAGAAAGGTCGCCCGCCCGGTGCGTAGTTGCCGGGATACTTGGCAACCTGAATAAGCGCGCCCTCTGGCGAGGTCGCGCGATAGCAACCGGCTTCGATCTTCTTCCAGATTAATTGAATTTTCGTTGTTGGGTCGTTCATAGCTCCAACTCCTCGCCGCAACCGCTGCAATGCGGTGCGACTTCTCCGTCGCCGCGATCCTTCAAAGTGTAGCGGTTACTTGTCGGCGCAGAGCAAGTGCAACCTTGCGCGTTACCGGCGTTTGTCAGGGGAAGCCTATTGTCGACTGCCTTTTCGTTTGTGTTACTTGTCTCGTTACTCATTTTGTTGCCTTTCGTTTTTGGTTTAGATTCCACTTAATCTCTGTTTTCAAGTCTTCGACTTGGACCGTCGCCAAGACGACTTCGCTTCCCGCTTGCTTGTACTTCTTTGATTTCGGCGCGGCCCCCCAACCGGACAACGCGCCAATAATGCTTCCCTCATGTAAAACCTTGAGGTTTCGCCCGTTCATTTTTGCGTTGATGTTCAACGCGTTAAACGGGGCTTCGGCGTGAGTCACTCGAACCGCGACACTGTAACCCGCCGACAGGCGACTGGCGAAACAAGCGCGTTTCTTCCATATGTCGCGTAGTACCGCGTCGACCATCTTTTCGTTTGTGTTGATTGTCTCGTTGCTCATTTTGTTGCCTCCTTTAGTTCTGCTTCTAATTTGGTCAGTGCGTGTATTGCTGTTTGGTATCCAGATTGAGGAACTGCGTCACCGTATAAGACTGCTTCGTTTCGCGCCTCTGCGCCTACTTCGCTGATAAAGTCTTCGCAGCGGTGGATGTCTTCAATGATTTTTTCGGGAGTTCGATTGCTCATTTTGTTGCCTTTCGTTGTTGTCGTTAAATTGCTCATGAGTGGAATATAGCACGGTCGACCCAAAAGATCCATACCCCTAAACAATTTATTCCTGTCTTTTTTCAAACAGCCGACAGACAACAGGAAAGCCGCCTTACCCGCGATCGGGCAAGACGGCTATCCCGTCGAGCTTCGTTACTTATTTACTTTTGGCTCGAACTGCGCCAACTTCGCTTTGCCTTCATCGGTCCAAAGACTGAAGTCTTCGCCGCCCGCGTTCTCTTCGAGATAAGCCAAGCCAAGTCGCGCCAAGTTTTGCAAGCCTTCCCACGCTCCGGGATCGTCGCTCCACATTTCATTATCGCTTAAGCCTCTATGCGAAAGGTCGCGCGTGACTAACGCCGGACCAAACCAATAGGCGCGCGCGCTGCCTTCTTTGACACCGGGAAACCTGAGACGTTGGCCTTCCACGAGAACATAATATTCGACATGGTATCCCTCGCTGTTAGCCATCGTGATTACTGGTTTCATTTTAGAATCAGTACCTTGGAAGCTTTCGTGCTTCTTGCTCATGTGATTACTCACTTTCGTTATTCAAAAATCAAAGATCGGCGAAGTCGACGATCGACTTCGTTATACGGCATTATAACAAAATCCAATCGACCGAATTTTAGTGCGCCGCGACTTGCGACGTAACTCGTTGTTCATCGGTCGAGCGTTCAACGTGGCGAAACGACTTACAACTATTTAAGTTTTTGAAAATAGTTTTTCGGCGCGAGCGCGGTTACTCGTCTTTCGCGTCTTCGAATCGGCATCGCGCGGGCATGTCCCCGAACAACTCCGCGCGCGCGGTCGGGCCGACCCAACCGCAACCGCAGACGACGCGTTTTCGTTTACCCTTTTCTTCGCCCTTAACTTTGACTTCTTGAAAGCGCGCGCGGTGCGTGTTGCTTAACCCGTCCGCAAACCCGCGAAAGAAATCGCCGGACATTAGACCGCGCGCGCCCTGTCGCGAATTATCAGGGGAAGGGGTCGCCTTGCCGCGTCCGCTTGCGCCGTCGTCATGCTTCCGCCCGATTCGAGCGCGTCGACCATGCCGTTATAAAGCTCTCGGTCGTCGAGCGAACCCGACAACGCATACAACGCCTCGGCGTTGCCGCCGACTAAGTCAACGTCCGGGAGGTCGAACAACTCGTTCGTCGTCGCGTCGTAAAGCAATTCGTCGGCCAAGTCTCCGTCGCTCCACTTTTCCCAAACTTGAGCGCGGAGAATTGAAAGGGAAACGCGCGAATAGCCGGTCGCTATTAGTTCTGCCTCTGTTTTCGTCTGTGTCGCCATTTTTCTATCGTCCCCTACAACTTCTCAACATAAAAACCAGCAACGTAGCAACTCGCATACTCTGACGCCATCGCGCCCGGCGAACTCGACTCGTTACGCCAACCGACCGAAAATCGCGTCGCCGCTCCGCCGTCGACCAATGCGAGCGGGCTTTCGATTGATCCGAACCGAGATTCGCGAAGTCGCGTATTTTGCGCGCCGGTCCACGCCGCGCCGAGTAAATAGTTTGCGCTATTCCCAACGTCCCGAAGCAAACCGAAAACCGTATAAGTTCCGGCGTCCGCCCCGGTTTTATGGCTGAACTCGCACGAAAGAACTAGAGCCGACCGACCGGACGGAATAATACCCGACGAATTTGTCGAAGAGGATGTTAACCGACCGAACCGATTCGAATTCTCCGCCGTCGCATGGGTCGCCTGATAAAGCAAAGTAAACGGCGCACCAATCGCAAGCCAATTCGTGCCGTCGTAAACGATGTCGGCGTTTTTATCTGTCGAATAAACTCGTTCGCCCGCGCCCGGCGTTCGAAATAGCCACGCCGTGCCGTCGACCGAAACGGCCAATACGTTCTCGGCGCGCCCCGACCACGTTCCCGACCCGCTATCGCCCACAATATGAATGTCGCCCGGCGACGGGGACTCCGGCGGCGCGTTTTGCTTCGCGCCCGTTGTTTCTTGTCCGATTGCCATTTGGTTTTATCCTCCGCTATGCTTTTTCGTATTCAATCCGAACTACAATATCGTAGGCGGTCGCGTCGAAGTTTGTCGTAATGGCAACGTTCGTCGCGTTTACCGTTACCTCGACAAGAGCCGCACCGGCGATTAGAATCGTCCCGTTACCCGGAAGCGCGATGTTTAAGGTGTCCTCTTTCAAACTAAACTCAAATCGAACTTGTCCGGAAAAGTCGATCGTTGAAATCGAATGCGCCGTCGTCGCCGTCGTCGCGTTCGGCAATGCCCCGACGTTGACCGTCTTTGAGTAAATTTTGCCGCCGCCGACCGCCGCGTATTTGCCGGTCCAATGCTCGGTAGTCGACCAAGAATCTTGTAACGGGTGCCACTCCGACTCTACTTCGCTATATGCGATCCATAATTTCTCGTCGGTCACATAAGCGACGATCGCGTAACTTCCCGGCGTTATGTAAATCCAGCCGCCAAGATAAACGGCGATGTCGCCATGCGACGCGGAGTCCGTCGCCCATGCGTTCGCTATCGTCCCCGACGCCGGGATTAAGTACGCCTGCCCGGTAGTAGGCGACCCCGGAGCAGCAAGAATATCACGGTCGACGAGCGTAATTCCGCCCGCGAACAAGTCGAGCAAGTTCGATATTTGGTTTTGCGTTACCTCGCCGCTCGCTTGCCCTTCGGTTAAAAGAGCGATCGCGGTTTGTGTCGAAGTGTGTTTAATTAGATTTGCCATAACCGAACCCTTGTCCCCTATCGAATCACGTTGCGAGAACGGCTAACGACGCACTCGCTCGACCCCGCCCCGCCGTTCCCTTTTGGTAAACCTTCGCAGAAAAAGCCGTCGATCCGGCGACCAGTCCGTCGGCAGTTTGCATCGCCGAAGTATACACGAAAGACGAAGAATCCGTTACCGTCGTCGTTCGAAGAACGGTCGACCCGGCGGCGTTCAATATGTCGACTTCGTATTTTTCGAACCCGTCCGTTAATGGCGGTTCGTCCAACTGCCCAATTAACCGCATGATTTGGCGCGTTCGGCGAATCCAAGAAATGGAAACGTCGTCCGTCGACGGCGACTCGCGGTTGTATTGAAGGTCGGCGGGCGAGAACGGCTTAATATTTTCGCCGCTTAATTGAACTTGCCACGACGAGTAATCAGCAATAGCTCCGCCGATCGGTATAATTTTGTAATATCGAGTTTGACCGATCGCCGAATGGTTGATCTCGACAAACGTTAAACCGTGGTCGTTAAGATGAATCGCGAGGTCGTCCGCCGCGTGCGAGCCTGTTTTCGACTCCGTGTTTCGAAGACCGCGAAGCAACTTCGATACGGTCCAAGTCTTGCCGCCGACAAGCGTCGCGGTTTGGAAACCGATAATCTCTTCGCCGATAAGTAGCCGGTTCATGCCGTTAAGGCACTCTATTTCCGTCACGCTTTCCAAGTTACCCGAAAGCAATTCAAGCGTTACGCTGTTGGCGCGATCCCAACTTCCGACAACGCCGTCGGCTAAAACAGAAGTCACATAGCCGACCGCCGCCTCGCCGACAATGTTCGTCGTGAATGTAAATTCTGAGTCGTCGAGGGATTCGTATAGGACCGCGCCCGACCATGACGCGCCGCCGGGAATCGCCGTTCCCGCAATAAATCCGGGGACAAGCGTCGTGCTTGGGTAAATAGGCGGAATGTCGACGACGTAAGTTGGCACAAATGGCGGTACGAATATTTGAACGTTCTTGTTTGTTGGCGACTCCGCCGTTGCCGGTTGCGTCACTATGTCGCGAGACTCGACGATTGTATCGAGACGTAAGATAAAGTTCGCGCCGATGTCCACTTGGCGAACTAAAACGTTCCACAGTTGATCGAGCGCGACGAATCGAAGAACGTCGTTTTCCAATGAGTCGAGATAGCGCGCGGGTAGCGACAGTTTGACCGGCTGCCGGTTCGCGCGCGCATACCATGCCGTTCGTTTTGCGATCGCTCGCGCTTCCGCGCCCGACTGATTCAGGACGATAGGAAGGTTTATATTTAAGACCGCGTCGGAATCGAATTCTTGGACCCGGTGCCGCTGCGAGCCGAATTGATAATCGGCTTCGTAATCAATGTATCGAATGTTCACTTCGGCGGGAATCTCGACGCCGTTGTCGTCTTCGACCTGAATCGGATATTCGCTGGCGTCCGTCCCTGTCTCTCTTGCGGATAGGTGATCAGTCGAGACGTCGATAACCGTCGCGAGTTCGCGGTCGAAAAAGTGGACGTCCTCGCCGCGCTCTTGCTCGATTATGTCGTAACCCATCATTATAGGTTGCAATGCTTTTGATGCCGCGACCGGCCCGACGACAGTAACGCCGCGCATTGTTCCGCTAGCGCGCGAAGTGTCGTATTTGCCCGACCGGCCCGCGCGATCCATCCACCGCCCGATAACTGTCGGCGCGGTAACTGTCCCCGCGTCGCCTCGAACAATGAAGTTTAATTGTGGAATTCGATTTCCGAAGTCGGCCAAAGCGAGTCGTTCGAATACAACGTAAGCAGTGCCGTTGAATGGCGGAACCTGCCCGCCGATCGAGGTCGGATCTTCGATCGCTTCAATGATCGAGTCGACCGCCGCATGCCCGCCGTTATAAATCCGGACGTCTTTAACTTTGTCGGGGAAAAACGGCGGTACTGTTTGCGTTATTGTGACAGTTGCGCCCGCTGATTCGGTAACGCAGTTTTTATTTTGAACGCGAAGCCGCGACGCACCGGAACTCGCCGTAAACGACGACGAAATAACGCCAAATGTTCCGTTATTTGCTCCGTTCGAAAATCCGCTAATAACGCAGTCGACGCCGGACCGAAAGGCGGACAAATCCGGCCCCCCGTTAGGCGAGTCAATTTGGAACGTATAAAACGGGACACCGCCAATGCGCGCCGGCGAACCGAAGGAATAGCCCGCAGTAATTACCGTCCCCGAAAGTTGGTTCGAACTCGCGGACGGGTCGTCGACTTCTTCGTATACGACATTGCCCTCTGCGAAAACGCGTTCGATCCCGTTAATCGTGTGCGGCGCGATAGCAACAGCAAGCGAAACGAAGTATTGATACGTTACATGGTCCTGCCCGCCGCCGCCCTTGCCGCCTATCGTTTCGTGGTGTTCGGTTTCCTCTAAGTCAGAAATCCAAATAATCGTCCCCGCAACTCGATTTTCCGCCCCGGCGATATAGTTAGCCGACGCGCCTTCTTCGGCTGATTGCAACTGAAGTTCGTTAAGTCGCGGCCCTTCGGTGTCTTCAGGCGGGAATAGCGCGGGCAAAAGAAACGCGTTGTCTATATAGCTCCCCATTGCGCCCAAAATCGGACCGAGAATCGGACCGACTCCCGGCACTAACGACCCGACGACGGTTAAAGCGAGCGAAGCCATTAAGACCCTTTTCTTCTTTCGGGAAAACGCCAAACTTCCGACACTTTTTCAAGCCACGAATCCGACAAGTCGCTCTCACAAACGCGCCCCGCCGCTGCGTATGCGTGAATAAATCGCGACGGCGAAACCAATATTCCAACATGGCCCAACCGGCCCAATGGTCCCCAACGAAAAACGAGAACGTCGCCCGTCTTCATAGCGTCCGCGAGAAACGGGCCAAGAAGCCCACAGTCGGCCAAGCCTTCCGACAGCATATCAGGCGTAGCGAGTCGCGGGTAACGCTTTATATCGCCGTGAGGAACTCCGAGCTTATCCGCCGTAACTGCGAGCAATCCGACACAATCAACCGCAACGCCGGGAGACCGCGCTTGGTGAGCAAAGCGCGATCCGATTCCAGCGCGAGCCGCGTCGATTATGTGTTCAACTTCTTTGTTCATTTCGTCTTACTCGCGGGCGTCTGCAAGACTCGGTCTTGCCCCGGAATATATGGGAACCCGCCGTTGTTCGCGATATTTGAATATCGATCGCGACAGGTTCCGAGCAACTTATCGCAACCTTGGACAATGTCGAAGGCATCGCCGGACGCGATGTCGTAAGGCATTGCGACCTGAAGTTCAATTCGCTTGTCGGCGTTTCGGTAGCTTTTAACGATGCCGGTTAACCCGTTGTTCGCGCCGCTTGTAAACGTAATTTTCCCGTCGTCGAAAACGGCTTCGTCTGTAAATGTTCCGAACCCCGGCGGACCTGTCGGATCGGCGAGAATAATTCGCCGCTTTAATCCGTCTTCCATTGCAAGAACAAGGCGACCGGACAGCGTAACCGACGCGACGTTAAACGCGCAATTCGAATCGCCGAAATCCCAACGACAAGTACGACCGTAAACGTCGCCGATCTTCGTCTTAAGAAAACGCATCGGGCCGGTGCATTCGGCTTGCCATTTCTCGCCGTCGAACATTGTTTTCGCGATCCAGTAAACATGAGTAACGACCGGCCCCGCCCACGGACAACGCCAATCGAAAACATACTCTTCGACCATTGCTTCGCGGAACAACCCCGCGCGCAAATCGTCGTCGGTAATCGACGCGGCGGTAATTACTCCGCGAAACTCTGTATCGTGATCGCGCATTGAGTCGGACCGGCGCGAGGCGGATTGATCGAACCCGCCGACAGGCGTATAAACTAGCCCGTCGTCGAGCGTAACCTTTCGATCGAATGATGTAAATTTGAACACGGTTGCATCGGCGCGCGTGATTTTCCAAGCGTGAGAAAGACGCTTCGTCCATGTCGTCTTAAAATCCGAATGAATTGTCGGAATAGTTAGCGGCATACCAACCGCCTAACTTCGCCGGGCGCGACCGTTTCGCGATTTCTTGAGACGAAGAACCGCGCCGCGACCTCTTCCTCTTCGCTTTCTTCCAACGCCGCGCGCGCCATTTCCGACGGCAACGCCGCAAGCGTTTCTATCGTTTCCTTGGAAATCCCGGTCGAAGACCGTTTTTCGAAGTAAAGCGTTTCGACAAGGCGCGCGCGCCACAAATCAGCGTCGAGCAACTGTCGACGCTCTTCGTCGACCGGTCCGATTGCCGAGCGAAGCGAAAGACCGATCGAGTAGAACCGCGCGAATTCGCGCTCGCGGTCGGCTTGCATCTTCTCCGCTTGCGATAGGCGACGGTTTAATTCGAGTTCGTCAAGAACAAGGCGGCGACGCTTAAAGTCATTCGAACCGCCTCGCGGCTTCGTCGCGACAAATTCTTCGACGTCAATTTTCAGTCGTTCAATTTCCACATACGCGCGGCGCAATTCCTCGACCCGCGAATCTAATTCCCGCAAAACTTGGACGTACTGCCCCCATGCGGTCGGCGCGCTCTTGCGAACTATAAAGTTGTCGATTTGAAATTCGGAATGGAAAGGTCGGTGATCGCTCAACAGGTCGCCGAGTTCGCTTGCTATGTCCCCATTATTCATATCCCAACAACGCCCCCGTTTTGTAAGCCACTTCGCCGAGCCAGCATAGCCGTTGACGCTGTAAAGGTTCTCGTTCGATAGGAAAACGTTTCGACAGTGTTTACGTTCGCGTCGGAATTTTCCAGTCCGCCCGCAAGCGTTGCCGTTTCTTCTTGTTTCGAACAAGCCATATCGGCGCGCGCCGTCCCCATGTCGGCTTCCTCGGCCCATGCGTTAATCGCTCGGTTGTACGAAAAGACTTCAGTCTTAAAGTCTGTCGATCCGCCGCGCCCGCCGAATATATAAGGCTTACCCTCAAGACAAGTTCCGCCGACCCGTTCGTAACCAATGGCGGCATAGACTGCGATTTTCTCGAACGTATCGGTCGCCGGGTGATACATAAGAGGCGCGGCGTATGGTGTCGGCTCGCCCGGTGCGATAAAAATTCTTCTCTCTTCGCCGACCGCAATCGCGCGCGCGTAGTATCGCTCTTGCGGCAACGCAGTGACAGCCGTCCAAGTGTCGACGCTTGCGTCGTACTTCTTCGCGTTCGTTTGAGATCTTCCGCCAAGCGCGTAGCCTATCCCGTCGATTGCTGCCGCCGTTCCGCGTTCCATTTGGAACCCGAGCGTTGCCTTTGTCGACCATGAACCGCCCGCCGAACCGGAAAATTCGCGAACGTCCGCCGCGTCCGTCCCGGCTGCGTCGTCACCAAAGAAATATAACCGCTTGCCGATCGCGAACCCCGCCGCGTTCGCCCGCGTGACCGGCGACGAAACCTCTTCGGACCATGCCGCCGTAGTATATTCTCGACGGTCGAGATTAGTCGCGCCCGAACCCGAGCCACGAACGAACAGGTCAACCGATACGCGCGGGTAGTCCGCGCTTGCGGGCGTCTTAACTCGCTTTGTCCACGACCCGTTGATCGTCGACCCGTCAACAAGCGAATAAATCCCCGCCCTATTCGCTGCGAGTTCGTGGTCGAGTCCGCCGTCGTCCTTCGACTTGACGTTTAAGAGCGACGAGCCATCATTGAAAATATAGAAAGTCGAACCCGCGTTAACGGTTGTTGCGTCAGGAAGTCGAACGTCCCAAGTCGCCACGGTCGGCGCGGCTATGTAAACGTGAATCAATTTCGAGGCGAATACCGTTCCCCCGCCGCCGCCAATCGCGACGCGTTGAACCGGTCCACCGTAAAATCGTTGTTGTGTCCACATTTATAACGCTCGCCAAACTTTCGAGCCGCCCGAATCTAACCCGAGAAATATCATAACCGCCGCGTTCGCCGCAACGGTTGCAATCGTCGCCGCCGCCTGATTTTGAACGACAAGAGAAACCGCGCCGTCGTTGAATATCGAGAAAATCGGACCGCCTGTCGGAAGGTTCGTCGTCGCGGGAAGTTTTGCGATAGGCGCACCGCTCGACGTTTCCCAAACATGAACGAACCCCTGAAGGATCGCCATATTTACGGTTGCGATTATGTCGCCATGATTTATGGCACCGCCCGCGAACTGCTCGTCGCTTAACTCGTCTTCGTTCTTAATCTCTACAACCGGAATGTCGCTTAGGTCTTCCGCGTCGAACCCCTCGATTGAAACCGGAAGTTGCGTGTCGATTTCTAAACCGAAGCGAACGGGAACGTCGAATTTACAACCCGCCTTAACAACTTCCGCCGCCGCCGGTGCCGATGTAAACGTTACGATTCCGTTCGTCGTGTTAACCGTATAATGGACGCCGTCGGTCTTTGCGACAGAATCAACCGATACGGCGATCGACCCGGCAACCGGCTTTTCGATCGTTCGCGTTCGAGTAATCGCGCCGCTTGTATAGGTCTTGACTAATTGAAACGTCGTTGTCGACCCGTCCCCCGTGCCGATTGTTTCGTCGGTCGTCGATATTGACGCGTCGCCCGAATTGTGGGTCGTCCCGGTCGCGGTCGTCGCGTAATCCGTCCAATCCTTCCACCTGAACCCGTTAGCCGAGCCAAGGCGAGCCGTAAAGAACTCGATCAATTCGTATAGGTCTGCGTGGCTTTTGATGCCGTACCGGGCATTATAGCGACGCCTCGCAGAAGACGACCGCGCGACCGCTTCCTCGATGCCTGTTCGAAGCTCCGTTATTCCGGTGTTAAATCCCGGACCGCCGGTCGAGCCGTAAGAAATGCGGTCGGGAAAATTGACTTCGTGAAACCCCATTATCGGCTTACCCTATTCTCGACATTGCGCGACGAACTCCGTCGGCTACTTGTTTCTGCGAGCGATCAAACGAACCCGCGTCGCGCGTATATATTTTCTGATTTACGATTATGGTCTTTGAGCCACCGTCGCCCGCCTCGACTCCGAGCTTCCCGTCGGCTGTTCTCTTGAGCGGCAAGATTGCTTCCGGTCCGGCTTCGCCGAGCAAGCCAGTTCGCCCCCCGCTCATGGGGAAGGTTGTCGGCCCGCTGAATACGTCGCCATGCGCGAATACGCCGCCGCTTGCGAATTTTCCATTATTCAGAGCCAGATCTCGCGCCGTAATGGAATCGCCGGCCGCGACAAGCGCGTCGAATGTTTCGCCGCCACTATCACCGCCCCCGCCAAGCGCACCGCCTAACGCTCCACTTAACGCGCTGAGAAGCCCGCTAAACAAATCGCGCATAGAATTTCGCAGCGGCTCCATAACCAAAACTTCGGTCATAATCCGAACAATACCGCGCGCGAGATTCTCGAAGGCGTCTTCGATCGACGTAACGTTAACGAGAATATCCTCGAAGAAATCGGCGAACGCGTCGCCGATCTTCTCGCCCATTCTTTCGAATGTTTGCTCGATGCTCTCGCCCATTGTCTTTGTCTTCTTGTCAATGCTGCTAAGTTTACCGGCGAGTTCGTCGTACTTCGCGATCAACGCTTCGACGCCTTCAACTTCGGAGTCGTTCAGCGCGAGAATAAATTCGCGACGCGCGACTTCGCGTTCGCGCGCTTCGTTTGACATTCCCGAAAGTTCTATTTCTTGCTCCATCAATCGAAGCGTTTCCTTTGCTCGCGCTAATCCGTCCTCTTGCATTTGCGCGCGGCGTTCTTCGGCGGCGTCCGACTCGGCTTTTGCTATCCGCAATTTCCCCTCGGCGGTCAAAGCCTCTTCGGCGATCCTCGCCGCCTCTATTGCCGCTTTGTGCTTAGAAAGTGCTAACGCCTGAATTAGCGTTATTTGATCCTTCGTTAAAGTTAACGACGTACCCGCTATCGTTGCCTCGGCGCGCTCGACCGCGAGGCGTTGGACGCGCGCGGCTTCATCTTCGCCGATTAACATTACTTCCATTTTTTGGGACTCTATTAACGCGTCAAGAGACTCTTTCGCCGCGACGTTCGCCGCTGCGTCCGCCTTGGCTTGCGCGTCGGTTTTCTTCCTGTTCTTCGCCGCTTGCTTCTCGTCTTCCATCAAGCCCGCAATTTGCGACAGTTGCATAATTTTAATTAAGCGATCTTTCGCGCTCAATTTTTCAAGGCTTGCCGCATTTGCGAATATGGCGTTCGAGATTGCGCGCTGTTTCGCGGTCTTGGAAATCAAAGAAGCCTCGCGGGTCATTAAGGCGATTCGCTTTTTAAGCGCGGACATTGCGTTTTTTGTCGCGATCACCGCGTCAACCTTAGACTGTGCGTCCTCTGCGTCTTGTTTCTTATTATCCTTCAGGTTATCCCTATATTTTTGCAATGCCCGTATATATGTTTCAAGGTTGCTAATACCCTTTTGTATTTGCATAGAACTTGATCGAGAGACTACCGGTCCAGAACCGTAATCTGTCACGCTTACATCGGGGCCAAATCCACCCGGCGCGCGGCCTGTTATTTTTTCGACCGCGCTAGCCATGCCGATTATATCGGCGGACTCGATTTTAGCGTTAGCCGACTCGGCGGCCATAACTCTAAACGCCTCCGACTTGGCCTCGAATAGCCGTATTAAACTATCAATCGCGGACACTTGTTTCGACGATTCTTTCAGTTCTGTTCCTCGCTCGAACGCTGCGACGGCGGCGTTAAAACCTTTTAGTCTATCAGCTAGTGCCGCCTGTCGTTCGGCGAACTGTTCCGCCGACCGTGTCGCGGAATCCGCCCCGCCGCTAAACGTAAAAAACGCCGCCGTTGCGAGCGCAAGACCGGTAACAATTAAGCCGATCGGATTTGCCGCCATTGCAACATTTAACGCCATAACTGTTGCGGTTAGGGTTCGTAGCTGTTTAGCCAACTTGATAACAAACAGAATAACCGCTTTGGCGATTAAGGTCTTAATCCAAAAAGCGACTATGCGAAGCGCGACCGCTAAAACGTTCGCCGCCTTGCTCGCCTTGTCTTCCGCTTCGGCGAAGCCGTATATGATCCGAATTGCCGACCGAAGAGTATCAACCGTCGACCGTACCGCGCCGCCGAAGCCGCCTTCGCCGACCTGAATCATTGCCTCTTCAATAGCCGAAACAAGAGTCTTAAACGAACCGCCGAGCGTGTCGCTCATTACCTTAGCAGCGTCTTTTGCCGCGCCTTCGGCCTTTATGTTCGCTTCGGTTAAACTTTCAACCTTCCCGATACTGTCAACAAGAATAAGAGCCGCCGCCGCATTACGCCGACCAAACATCGCGACCGCGTCGGACGCGCTAAATGAAGTCCCCGCCAACTTCTTAAACACGCCCGAAAAATCGTTTAATTCGTCCGGCTGTAGTTCTTCGGCTGTTATGCCGAGCCGCTTCATAGCCGCCTCGGCTTTCCCTGTCGGCCCGAGCAAAGCCGCAAGAACTCCGCGCAAATTCGTGCCCGCCATTGACGCCTGAATTCCGGAGTCGCCCAACGCGCCTATCGCCGCGCTTGTATTCTCAAGCGATATACCGAGCGCGCCCGCGACCGGCCCGACCATTTTTAACGCTTCCGCCATTTGCGTAACATCGGTGTTCGCCGAGTTCGCCGTATTAACGAGAACGTCGCCGACGCGCGTCATTTCTTCCGCCGCTAGCCCAAACTGAGAAAGAACATTCGAAGCGATGTCCGCCGCCTTGCCAAGATCGAGTGCGCCCGCTTGGGCGAGGTCGAGGGTGCCCGGTAACGCTTTAATCGCGTCGTTCGCCGTAAACCCCGCGCGCGCCAAAAAGACAAGCCCTTCGCCCGCCTCGCGCGCCGAGAAGACCGTCGTCGACCCCATTTTACGCGCGACGCTTTCAAGTTCGGACAGTTCATCGCCGAACTTACCCGTTACCGCTGAGAGCGTCGCCATCGTTTGCTCAAACCCCGCCATCGTCTTAATTGTTTTTGTTAAAAGGATCGTCGCGCCGATGCCCGCGAACATGGCCTTCATTCCGCCCATTGTCGACTTGAGCTTCTTCGTCGACGCGCCCAAACCGGCAACCTTTGCCTTCGCGGCGGTCGCCGATCGCCCCATACTTTTTGTTGCGGCGTTAAACTCCGTCGCGCCCTTCTTGGCACCGGCGGCGTTAATCGCGACGGAAATCATGGGCATGACTGCGAGGTTCCTTTTCTTTTCGACTTTCTACGTTTTCCGATTTGGTCGACCGTTTGTCGGACGACTCCCGCGCCCACAAAAGCCACTCGGAATCCATAGCCGCGACAAGATCATACCAAAAACGAACCGATTCTTCGTCGGGAACTATTAGGCGCAAATATGCCACAACGTCCGCCGGTCGTAGCGGCGACGCGCCGAACCCGTTCGACTCTCTCGCCGCGTGTAATTGATTGAACGCTCGCCAGACGGGTAGCAGGTCGGGGAATATCTCCGGCTCCTCTTCGACGAATGCGGGAATTTTCCGCTTCGAGCGGTGCCGGTCGCTCTTCGGCTCCGACGCCTTAACGACTCGATCCCCGGTCGCCCCATACTTGAGCCACCAACGAAGAGCCGCCCTCAGTTTCCCGCTGAATCCTCGGCAACGCCCGCGCGATACTCCTCGACGTCCTGAGCTTCGTCGCGAACGAATTCGTAAAACTCGCGAAGCGACGGATCGTTAAACAGTTCGAGTGCCTTTTCGGGAGAATAGGGAATCGTTTTCCCTTTTTCGTCTTGAATGTTTTTCCAATCAAGAAGAACGTGTACCGACATTGCTTCCTTCATATACGGCTCAAGCGCGTTAATATCGACGCGCCCGCGCTTTCGCATTATCTTCTTCAAGTCCGAACGCTTAAGCGTTCCTAATTGACGTTCGTAATTCTTGTTTCCAAGTCGCGCGATCTTTAATTCGATGCATTTTCCGCTTTCGTCTTCGTCGCCAAACTGAACCCAACGACCGCTAAGTTCGAGGTCGAGGTCGGTTCTAAATGTACTGAGCTTGGGCATTTCTATTTACTCCGGGGCTATGGTGGTTTTGAATGTAGCCATTTTCGACACGCTAACCGACTCGCGGTTATGCGGTGTATCGCGAAATCTGAATCGTCCGAGAGTCCGTCGAATTGATGTGCGCGGTAAATTCGAGGTCGACGATGATATCTTCGT